GTATATTTGTGGTAATCTTCTCTTAGTACCAAATAACTGAGTATAATACCCATGCTTACGAAGGAATTTCTCTTGCTTCTCTTTAAACTTAAGTATCTTGGGATGTTGACCAAAGAATACTTCCATTTCCTTTGCTGCTTCTTCTGGTGTAACTATAATACCAGCTTTTGGGTCGGATAGTTTAACTGCTAGCAATTTATTACCAATTCCATAAATAAGTCCAAAAGCAATCTGTTTAGCTTGCTTTCTCCTTACCTTCCATAATTTATAATCCGGATGTGTTTCATCCTCATAAGCTTTACTGGCTTCTTCAATGGATACCCCATACTTTGCTGCTGCTATACCAAGATGAGGGTCTACTCCTTTAGCAAATGCTTCCAGATAGGTTTCGTCTCCAGATAGATGAGCCATCATTCTTAACTCTGCTTGAGAATAGTCGAATGCCATATATAAATAACCCGGAGGAGCAACTAATTGTTTCTTAATATTTGGGTCTACAGATGTCTTTGGTATTTGCTGCATATTTGGGTCAGCAGAACTGAATCGATTAGAATCTGTTCCATGTATATTATACCTACCATGTAATCGAGAATCATCTTGGACTTTTTCATGCCAACCCTCAATATAAGTAGTATACATTTTCTGCAAACCTCTTAATTCAAGTAGCTTATCAAGGAATATTGCTTTTGGAGATTCTGGGTCTTTTATTGTTAACCTTAATTCAACCAAAGTATCTTCATCGGTACTTGGCTTACCAGATTCATTATTTTTAATTACTGGGAATTTAAAACCAGAATCTGAATACATGAGTTGGGGTAAATCAACCGGACTACTAAGATTAAGAGGTCTTATAAGTTCCTGTTCTTTCTTGGTAGTAAATATACCTGCACGAATGTTTGATATCTTTTGTTCCCTTGAATCAATCTTACGTTTATCTTTTGGGTCATTGTAATCTAACTCTTCAAGTTCAGCCTCAATAGATTCGATATACTTTTCTATTTTAACTTGATTATATTTCTTGGTAAACTTCTTTACCCTTGGTAAATCATAGATTGCTTGTCTAGCAGCATCTATCTTTGGTTTATATTCCTCAAGCAATTTCTGATTAAATTCCGTATCAAGGTATAATCCCTCTTTCTCTACCGAAGTTAATACCCGGGAATTACACATAAATAAATTACGAAATACCGAATACATCTTCAAGTCAATTAACTTCTTCTCAAAGAATATCATTAATCGTAATGTGAAGTCTGTATCTTGACAACCATATTTACATAATGGGTCTAATTCTTTTTTATCCCAAGGTATCTTATCAAACTTATCTTGCTTTTCATAATCACCATATTCTGGTAAATATCTTCTAACCATATCCTTTAACCCATGAGGTTTTTCCTCATTGAGAACATATTTTGCAAGCATACCATCTAAGCATGTACCTCTATAATAGATATGATACTTTTGATTAATCTGGTCATCAAATTTCCAGTTCCATGCAACCTTGGTTATTTCGTAATCCTCAATTACTTCTTCCCCAAATTTCTTTAGCATCTTCTTCCAATTCCACCCTGGAGATGTATAATCTTTTGTTTCAAAGTGGTCTAATGGAATAGAAGCACCAAATCCGGGCATCCAAGATACTGAGAGTATAGTAGGTTTGAAACTCTTATTGTAAATGGGTTCTGCATTGGTTTCGTAGTCACAGCAAGCATAACCAGTTGATTTACAACAGGCGATGAGTTTCTTTAACTCCCTTTTGTTTCTTATTATGTGATATCTTGTTTCCATATATTTATAAATAGAAAGAGGGACATACCCACTTGTAGTAGATACATCCCTCTAATTGTTAGAATTTCTCTTGTAAGTCTTCCAGATTGGTATTTAGGTATTTCCAATCTTTTTTATATGAATGAAGAGAATCAATTGTGTGATACAGATAACCGGGTTTTATTCCTACCTCTTGAGATACATATTCCATGAGTCTCCATGCAAGGTATACATCATTACCAAAGTGAGTAACAAAATCTGAACTTCTTTGGTGATAGCAAATATGTAATACTTTCTCTCCTTTACCATTCTGACGGATAAGAAAATCATAATACATTGAGCATGGTATACGTCTACTACCGTCAAGAAAACATAAATCTGAACCATGGAATATGGGAAGTACTGCTTTACGAGTATCATTATCCCTTTTAAGAAGGTTGATTACCTCTTCTAAAGCTAACTTACCAGTATCACTTAAATCGTTCCAAATCCTTTCCGGATAACTATAATCAAACTTTTTCCCATTTTGACCTTCTACCAAGAATTGTTCCCATAGGTCTTTTCTTAATTCCCAAGCTCTACCAGGATTACATCCATACCAACTGACTCTTTCTCTGAACTCTTCATCTGCCCATTCTTTTGAATGAGAGAATACAAATAACCATACTGGGTCTCCGAGTGAAGTTAAGCAATATTGTTGGCAAATCAGTTCCTTTGTTTCAAACTCTTCTTTACCTTCAATTACTTTATTCTGATAGGTCTTTGGTTTTACAGTTTGACCATAACTGTTGAGTTCTCTGCCAAGTTCTGACATTAACTCAAAAGAATTACTGTAGATTCTCATTCTTCTGTTTCTTTAAAAGTTTCTTCTTATATGCTTTACGTTGAGAATAGGATATCACATTTTCTGGATATTCTATATCTTCATATTCTAATAGCAAGTCCTTTGCTAACAAAGCTTGGTATTCATATAAGTCCGGACGAAGTACTTTAAAACTCCTAAAGAATACCTTAAATGAAGACCATTCCTTTTCTGTACCATTTTGGATTTTCTTATAAACTTCTTTAACCCTTTTAGTCCAAGGATTACCTATACCCTTGATTACTTTCTTTAGAGGTTTATAAGCTGAGTACATTAAGAGTGTCTCTACATTCCCATACATTTGAGTCGCAAATAGGTTGATTTGTACTGACTGGTCCGGCCCATACACATATTCTGCCATCCGTTGAATTAATAGGAAGTCGAATATTAACCTCTTTGTAATCTCTGATGCTCTGATTACCATTGTAATAACTGGGATGTCCTCCTGAAATCTCTTGGAAAAAGTTGCAGCAATTAAACATTGTTTACCGTTATCATGATGATTATTAAACATATATGTAACATTGTAATTCTGATTATACTTGTTCTTCAGGATTCTTAATTTGCTACGTAAGAGGTCTAACTTATTAAAATCAATATAATTATTCAATAAGCTCGTCCACTTAGTTTCTTTGTAATTAAAACACCTGCCATAATCAAAATCTGGGTCTACCCATGCTTTACGTATTTTTATAAACACGTTATATGCTACTGCAACTCCACTGTTTGCAGTAGCACCCTTATCAAAAAGAACGGGGTCTAATCTCAAGAAAGCCTCGTTCAGTTTCTCCCATGCCTCTTGTGAAGTAGCAAACTCCAAAGAGTGGAGGGTCTCCTCTGTATTCGATTGAAGACCCTCTAATTTTCTATTCCATCCACTCATTAGTAATTTGTTTTTTGTCTCCAGAGGTTAAGTCTTTGTTTCTTAAAGAATAACCTGTAGATTGATTCATCTGAAAATCCTTGTAATCCCAAGAATCCCATATATAGGTAGAAAGCTTTTACCAAAGAATACTGAAAGTCTAATTCCTTAGTCATTACTTGGGTTTGTTTCCATGGTCTACACTTAAGAAGATTCCTTGCAATATTCAATTCATATACTACATTGAATAATAATACCTTCTCTTCTTCGTGTGATGCTTCGCTTAAGGTATTAAACCCGGGAGTATAATCCTTTACTGATTCATGGTCTTCATCAATCATTCTAAATCGATTAACTAAACCTATACTACCTTCAGTAACCATTGCCATACCAAGAGTGATTATATCCTTTAAGTCTTTTACCTTAAAATCAGAATAATCAATTACATAAGAAGTTCCCCATGAGAATATGTCTTCTGGTAGAATGTTTGCAAAGTGAAACAAAGTGAATAGGAATCCCAGAGCATCTCCTTGTTCTTCATTGGCATTCTGTAAATGATTAAGTACTTGAGTATATTCATCCTCTGTAAGTTGTTCGATATTCCATCCCCACTTCTTACATATCTTTACTACCTCGGATGTAGATTCATAACCTTCCATTAGTTCTTCAATAACCCTGGCAATAAAATCCTTAAGAACTACCTGATTTTGGTGATTATTGATATCAACTGGGTAATCCGGTAACTTTTCTATTTGCCTGTAGCCGTCTAATTGTTCTAACGAAAGAGAATACATAGCTTGTAAATAAGTACCCACTTCTAAAGGAGGTACTATTTCCTTGATATTACGTATATCCATTATTTACTTCCTGTTGAATTAAATCCACCTTCACCTCTTGTTCCCCACATTTGAGATTCAGAATAAAACTCTTCTGATTGAATCTCTTCGGGTTCGGTGAGATAAATCGGGACATGAATAAATTGGGTTGCTTTCTCATCTACTCTTAGAGTCTGTATTACTCGACTGAGATTGATTATACCGATATGAATCTCTCCTACATAAGGAGAATCTACAATCTCGGCAGTATACAGAAGACCTCTTTTAGAAGCAAGCCCAGACTTATTAGCTGCCATAAGCATTGACTCTTGAGGTTCAATAAGAGGTTTAATACCTGATGGAATAAGGATTCTCCCTCCCGGATAAATCTGAATATCGGTTATGAAATTGGTAGTTGTATTTACTCCCAACACAAAATCTGGAGTAAAATGATTTGGAGATTGGTTTGCCTCAATTTGGATTAATTGTTGAGGGTCCAAGTTTCTTGGGATATAGAAATCCAAACCTGCATCACCTGCATTACCTCTTGATGGAGTCTTTACGTCTCTTACTTTAATAAATCTGAATCTGTTCATAATATATTACATTCTTTTAAAAGTTGTCCAAAGGTTAATCCTCGTTGAGGAGTTACTCCGAGTGAATGACAGAATCTTTCTACGTCATATTCACCCTGCATAAACAAATCAGCAAGAACATCATCTTGCCGTACATAATAATTTGGGTTGTTAAGATATAACTTAAACATTGCCCATATCATTCTTAACTTATTGACCTTTCCCATTGCATTCTCTATAAAGTTCTCTAATACGTTTCTTAGGTACTTCGAATTTCTCAACTGTCTTTGAGATAATTTCTTTTCTGTCTTTCCCTTTCCGAATCAAGCTTCGGATGAATTTCTTGATACCAACTGTGTCTTCTAATACATCCAAATCTTTGTATTGATTCTTCTGTTCTAATTCTTTCCTTGTAATGTTCAAGTTCTGGGACATCTTGAATGCACACAGTTCTGAATCTCCGCATAATTTACATTCTTTAGTGGATAAATCATACCCAATACCAAAGCATGGGTCTCCATTACTTCCCAATTGAGAGATATCCAAGGGTGTTAGGATATCCTGCTTGGTTAAGTCAGGAAGCATTTGTTTTTTCTTTGCCATAATTAATCATCTATTTTTTTTTCTGTTAGTCTTATGACTGAATTTCCAACCTTCAATTCCGACTCATACAGTGGTAAGTAGGAATGTCCAATTGCATTAATAAATAGTTTCCTGATATCACCCAAGTGTTGTGAGTAACGCGAATCAGTATAAGTTAGTACTCTAACCTGTAGCCCTGAACAGAAAGATAAATCAAAATATACCTTATATTCATTAGCCATTACCTGGATTGATTGTATATCTGATATCCATACCAGGGTAGTACAGTTAAAAACATGGAGAGGAGTTTGTTCCTCTCCGATTATCTTATCAATGAATTTCTTATATAATTTAGTAATCATAACTTTTAAGTGTTACATTTTGATGTTTACAATAAGGACAAGTCCAATCCTTAGTATGCCAAGGACCTCTTAAATCCTTTATCTCGCTCTCCTTGAATTTCTTCTTGCAATGATGACATTTGTATTTATATACATCGTAATCATACTGAGATGAATATAGATAAAGTATTCCGATTATCACTCCCAGTACTGTTAGTATTAGTAGTAAGTATTCCATATCTTTTAATTTAATGATTAATAATGCCCTATGTCCCTCTATTAGATTAATTACTTCCTCCTACCGGAAAAAGTAATTATCCATAGTACTTAATAGAACAGATTAAGTAAGGTATTCTCATAAAGAATGAATAGGATGATTCTTCCATATCTTCTCTAACAGAATAACTTTCAATTCTTGTTTTTGATAATACTGCTTCCTATGTTTACCATGCCTATTAAGATAAGGACCTGGATAATGTAAGTCATCAAGATAAACCTTTTTCTTTGAGGAATCTGTTCTAACCAAACGACCAAGGAACTGAATAGATTTTTCCTGGCTATCCATTGATGCTGCATTAAGTAAATACCTAAGCTTAGGGAAGTTTTTACCTCGAGCAATGATTGTAGTTGATACCAGGATATCAATCTTGCCTTCCCTAAAATCTTTCATTATTTGTTGTCTTATCTTTGAAGGAGTATCTACATGCACACAGGCAATATTATATTTACTTCCTAGCTTCTTTTTAAAGTATTTGCATAATTTCTCACAGTGTGCAATAAATTTACATACTACGAGTGCAGGATATCTACCTTGTTTAATATTCCATTTAAGTCTGTCATAAACCATCTTTCTGGCATATTTATTGAAGGTAATAGAATCATCATATACCTCCTTATAAGATACTTCTTCTGATTCCCAATTACCATACCAAGGTTTACTTGGTACCATCTTTACGATTGTACGAGTTGAATAACCCTTCTTGATAGAGTCCTTAAGTTTAAACTCTGCAAGTACTTTACCAAAGAATACTTCAAGATTCATATTCTTTACTTTGTCTTTTGCAAGCTTACTCATATAAATGGTACCAGATAATCCTATACGAACTCTGGTATTAAATAAACGAGTAAGTACATTTTGATATTGCTTACTACCTGCTTGGTCAGCCTCATCTACCAAAACCATATCCACCTTTGCTAATTCATTCTGATAGAATCTCATGTTACGAGAAATAGATTGAACCATACCAATGGTAAAATTACTCCAATTTAATACTTTACCTTGAACAAATGTAATCTGTTCTCCTGGTAGGTATTTCTTAAATTCATCTCTAGCTTGATTCAACCAGTCAGAGTCATTAGTTATTAGCAAAGTCTTTAACTGCTTCTTATAGGATAAATAAAGAGACGACATGATAAGAGTTTTACCTGCATTAACGGTGTAATCTAAAACACCAATCTGAAAAGGTACCTTACCTACCTTGTTATTGATTACTGCTTTAACGGCCTTCTCTTGTTCTGGTCTTAATTTATATTCTCCTATCTTCGTAACAACTTCATTGACTTTAGGTAAGGGTTGTCGCATATCTACAACTTTAGGTTTAATTCCATACTCAATACACTTTTCATATACTGCAGGAAGTAAACCTATTTTAAATTCACCATGCTTATTAACGTAATGAATTTTACCATCCCAGTTCTGCATACCTCTTTGCCTTGTACGTAAGTAGAAAGCATTTGGATGACGAATGGCAAACTCTGCATAGAGTTTCTGTGCGAACTTAAGAGGTAAGTCAAGTTCGCACATATTCCCATTCTGTATAATTATCCTACTCATTTGATAATTACAGTTACACCTTTCTTAGTAGAATCATCTACTCCCATAGCTTCCTTGATAAGCTTAATGTGATGTTCTTCATCGGCAATTAACTTATTCAACAAATACATCACATCATCATAATCAGCCCGTTCACTATATAAGGCTAGACTATTCATAATTTTCTTATAATTGCCAATGGTCTCTATCTCAGAGTTCCAGGCAATCTTCAAAGCACTTTCAGGAGAAAAACCTATTTCCACTTTAGGATAGATATCCATAACAGAGTCCTGTTCATGAGGGTCTGCTTTCTGTAAGAAATCCGATAACTTGTCGTAATGTCTCATTTCTACCAAACCAATACCAAGCATTAACTCTGCAATGGGTTCAAACCTTGACGACTGTTGAGTATACATAAGGATAGCACTAATCTCAGAGAAAGGTTTATCCTTTAGTGCATCCTTGAACATATTAACAATATCCTCTGGCCAAGGTTCAATGTCCTTGAAATCTGGATAGTCTACCGACTGGTCTGAATACTTGAGGACATCAATAAAGGCATTTGCTGCATCCTCTACTCTGTTACCTAAAAATTTTAAAGCTTTCATAACGTTATGTTTTTAATTATTAATCTTATCCCAGAGAGAGCCTTCAACTTGAGGTTCCTCTAAAGATTTTTTATTCTTATTCTTATATAAATACTTATTATACCTTTCTACTGCTTTATCAGTATATAACTGAGCAATATCTGGTAGACCATTACACCATGCTAGAGATTCAAACTGAGCATCTATGAAATCCTTATAATCCCAACCTTCTTCCTCTAAGAATGCTGCTACATAAGCAAAGTGAACATACTTTTCAGGATTCTTTTCATATGATTCATATATACCAGTTGCTTTAGCAATCTTACTTACAAAGTAATCATGTACCTTAGCAGTGAGTTCTAAATCTGCTGACTGTAATTTAATCTCGGCTTCTGTTTGATTAGTAATGTTATCCTGCATGGATATTAACCTTTGCATAACATTACGATAATCTGTCATCCTCTTTAAACCAGTCTCAATGTATTTAATAAATCCTTCCCGAGTATCAAATTTAAAATCCTCACAAAAGGTATTACATATCTCAGCAAGCTTTTTACATAAAGCCCATTCCCTTGTATTACTTTCGTTTATTTTACGAACTCCTCTATGCTTAAGCTTTATACGAGTAGCATATAATATATCGGCAACAAGGGAAGCATTACCCTTAGATGCTAGTAATATGTTAGTTACTTTCTTAGTTGTCCCTTTATTAGAAACAACCACTGCTCTAGTATTTATTGCCTCTTTTCGTGCAATAACAAAAAAAGCCTCAACTGGGAAGTTATCTACCTCTAGGGTATTTAATATTTCCTCAAATTGAGACTTAGTAATGTGAATACTGGGTTCTCTCATTTTACTCTATTACAAACTAAAACACCATTAATACAACCCTCGTTATTATTTATTGGGCATTTCTTTCCATAAAGGTTTTTAGTAGGAGAACCGAAGTTTACATAGTATGAACCTCTATTTGTACCTACATACCAAGTAACATTTTCTGGTAAATTTAAAGTATAATCTCTAACTTTACCATCAACCATCTCACATCTGAAAACCATATTCTTCCTTGGTTGGGGTTTTTCAAACCAACTTACAACTGGGAAGAAATATCCCATAATTAAAAGAGCAGCCAAAACTATTGAAGTCTTAACTACATAATCGATTATCTTCATCATATCATTAATATTTTAAGTTATATAATATAATAGGTAATCCTTACTCCAAAGAGTTTCGGATTTGAATTAAATCTTGATAACTTTGATACCTTGTTTGATATACTAACCTAAGAGTTTCCTTTCTCCCTAAATCGTTTACATCTTTTCCTTCTGGTAAAAACACCACCTTGACTTTTTTATAGGCAACAAGTTTGAGCGCAAGATTGATTGCGTATTTCTTGGCGTCTGGGTCCAGCAATATAATAAATCTTTCGCATGAGGATTTAAGTAATTCATTGACTTGATATCCAGATATAGCTTTACCCATTGTGGCAATTCCTCTATCTCCAATAGTAAGGGCATTGAGTGCACCTTCACAGATGTATACCGACCTATACATCTCCAACGCATCATAATTAAATATGATAAATTCTTTGCCAACTCCTGTGATATCTTTGTTAGGGTTGTTATACCGAGGACCTTGCCCGATAACATTTCTCGCGTTATAATATCTAAGTTGTCCTCTGTAATAAAAGGGTATAATGAGGTACCCAAAGTAAGCCCCCTTTGTCGCATAGCCAATTCCATGCTTAGACAACTCAGAGATGACAAAGCCACGGCTCTTGACATATCCTCTAATGCTTTTTGCAACTTGTGACTGGCCAAGGTTAAGGATTCTGAATCCTTCGGGTAGATACAAAGGCTTAGCTTCTGCAAGTTCAACCTTTTCTTCGTGAAATTCAAGCTCATCAAATTTTCCACTATTTAAGAAATTAATTAGTTCATGGTATGTATCGAATCCTTCTATATCCATAACCAATTGAGAAGGATTCGGATGTTCATTACATCTAAAGCAATTGGTTCTATACATTGATAAGTTAACTCCCATTTTTAATTCCCTATGACAGTATGGGCATACTGGGAGTTTCATCCAGCCTCTTCGATATTCAAAAGCACCTAACCTCTTGATAAAATAGGTTTTTAACTGGGATTTAAATTTATTAGTAATTTTCATCTATGCCTAACTATATTTAACCTACGTAAGTAATTATTTAAAGTGGTATGCCCTATAGAATATTTGTTACATATATCTCTAACTAACATACCTTCTTGATAATCATTCATAATGTCTTGGTATATAGCTTTAAACTTATAATTTCCAAACTTAGGTTTACTCTTTAAATTTATAATACGAGTAATAGCTGAATCAGAAATCCCAAATTTCTTTTTAAGAATCGACCGGGGTTTACCAAGATTATACTCATAAAGTAAACAGTTGATACTAAATTCGTCAAGTATATCTCGACCTCCTGGTTTAAATCTACCATCTTGAATACACTGTTGGGTATTTTCTTTATAAGTACCCCAATATAAATTCTCTACCCGATTATTAGTCCTATCATTATCTTTGTGACACACACAGGGTTTATTCTTGGGATTAGGTATATAAGTCATAGCTACTAATCTATGTACTGAATAAGTCGAACCTTCTATCTTGACTTTTAAATACCCTCTAATTAATCTGGGTTTTAGTAAGATATTATCTTTAAATACATTACCGTCTCTTGTTATTGTTATTTTCATGGTTTCTAATTGCTTTACGAATTACCTTTCGGATTCTTTTCAAATCCTCAACGTCTAAGTTACTGATAGAAGTTGTTTGCCAACCATTATGAGATATTTCTAAAGCTAATCCATCAGTCCATCTGTCTTTTACTACTTCTACATTTTTAGTTCTCATTCCTCTTTTTCTTTTTACCACAGATTCTACAATAGGTTCTCGTACAATACTTATTATAATACTGAGCCCTCTTTCTACCTCCTTTGTGTGAAAATATAGCTCTTCGAGGTTTCTGTCGGGTTTCCCACCAATGCTCGGTTACCCAATCATGAATACCGAGTTTGCATTTATATATCTCCAGTTGTCCTTTCCCTTTTCTTGGAATCAGCATCAGGATTACCTTTCTTAAAAGATTCTTCAAGTTTCTTACCATATACTTCATCATAATTCTTTCTTTGTTCTTTAGTAAACTCAGTACATCTTTGCCTTTCAACATCACATTTAAATAAAGCTCTACCAGAAGGTAGACCATCCCTTTGTACTACAATCTCAGAACGAAGGATATTATCTTTTTCTTCTTGCTCGGTACTGTTAAGACCCATTATAAATTGAGCATTACGTACAATCGCAATAGAACCAGATATATCGTTCTCATCATACTTAGTTGCTTGATGTTTCTTACCTTCACGAGTAATATGATGAGCAGTCCATACAACATCTAAATGTAAATCCTCAGCAAGATTCTGTAAGTCAATATATACATTTGAGATTCTATCAAAATCCTCTTTATCCTTTGCAATAGAAGCAAGCTTCCCCGCATAGTCAACCATCAATACCTTAATATCAATTCCCTGGCTCCTAAGAGTAAGTATCTTCTCCCTTATATAATTGCAGTCAGTAATCAATGCAGGTACTCTTTCAACTATTAATTCAACTCCAAACCTTGCAAGTTTTCTTAAATGCTTAGCCTCGAGTTTATCATAATCTCCAGTATATAATTCCTTCTTAGTTTTATTGATACTTGATTGAATGAAACGGTCCATGATTTGTTCTTGACCATTTTCTGTATCCACATAATAAACTGACTTCTTCATTCTAAGGTAACCTCTTGCAAGGTTTACCATGAAGAATGTTTTCTTTGCTTTAGGTTTATCTAGGATTACATTGATTGATGCACCTGGGAATCCTCCTGCATTGGTTAAATCATTAAGTTGCCTAAATGGACAGGGTACTACTGAAGGTTCTGCCTGTCTTTTAAATTGACGTTCTGTAACATCCCGAATCATGAATAAAGGTTCGTCCTCTTGTTTAGGTCTACTTCTTTGTAATACCTTCTCTACCTTTCTTGAGTATTCTTCGTATTGTTCGAAGTTATCTAAGTCAAATGAATCATTTAAATTCTTCATTTCAACATAGGTAGAGAACTGATAGATTTTCTCTTTAATATATTCTGAATCGGATAATTGAATTGAATAAAGATTTTTAATAACTTTCTCAATGTTTGGAATATCGTCCTTAGTAACCAGGTCAACATAGTTTTTGGATTCTAGCATTTCTCTGAGTACTTGTTTAAGGACATTCTGTGATGGTATCTTTCTTTGCTTCTTAAAGTATTTAAGTATACCTTCACATATTAAGGAATGTTCGATAAGTACTAAGTAGCTTGGTTTTATTCTGCTTAGTACTAAACCTCCTTCCTTATCTTGAATGATGAACCTGAGAATCTCTAACTGAAAGTCAGGTGCAAAGCTAAATTTAATTTTATTCTTTTTCATACATTATTATATTGCAATATTATATACTAATAGATTTTGATAGTCCTCGTGTAGTTCTGAACTCATGTCCACAATATCTAGTCTTCTTATCCTCAGCCGCTCGGTGAAATTTTTTGATATTCTTATATTATATAAAATATATTTATTATATTTGCATAACGAAATACTTAAAGAATATGAAGAAATGTAATGGAAACAATGGTTCAGAGCTTCATAGATTAAAACCCATGCAGGATTATGATGAAGCAATGTTTAATCGGTTATACAAAGTTTGTAAGCCAGTTATTCGGAACCTTACCAAACAGATTGATTACAAAAGGTTTAACCTTACTCCAGATATAATATCTTCTTATTTCTGGGATAAAATGTTATTTGTTTTTAATAAGTACTATGGTACTTGTAGTGAAGAACATCTTAAAGCAAGAATCCTTTCTTCTCTTGCTACATTTAAGAATAAGCTTCTTCGATTTGCCTATGGAGAGATTGCAGAATACAATCAGAACCTATTCAAACTTGAAGACTTATTTGATAATGATAAAGAGTTAGAGGATGACGATGAAGAAGTTAAGGCTAAGGAAGAAATGCTTGAATTATTATATAAGTATATGAAAGAGAAATTATCTCCAGATGCTTATATGGTATTTGAAGTATTACTTACTCCACCTCCTTATATTAAAGAACGAATTAAAGATGGAGAAAGAATCACCAATATAATGCTGGTTGAGTTCTTTGATATGCCTAGAACTAAGAAGTCGGTTAAATACATAGGAGAACTCAAACAAGATATCTTATATTGGGAAGAGAAAGCTAAAGAAGAACTTCACTACTAAACACAAAAGAAAAGGGGCGTTTCCCAACGTCCCTCTCCTATAATCCATAAATTAAAAGTTCTTTGTCAACAATATAAGTAGTTAAGACATAATATTATAGTTTTATAATGTATGCCAGTACGTAGTAAGGTGGCCTATTTTCGTGAGGTTGACCTCCACCTACAGCCCTGGTATCATGGTCCCATAGGCATACATAAGAATTATCTCTATCAGTTTTATTACTACCAGAAAGGTTATTACCAATCCATTGAGTACCATTAGCTCCCACCAAATCTGAATGAGCCTCGATAAAGTAAGCATCTGCGAAATTGTGAACGTGAGATGGAATCTCTTGAGTTGAAAGAGTTACTTTTTCTTGGCCACCCGTATTACCAATCAAATTGTAATCCTCATTACCTGATGACCAGCCAACAATAAACTTACCCGATAAGTCTGGTGTCTGTAAGTCTTCTACAATCTGACCATTACATAAAGCCCAACCTTCTGGTACAGAAACTCCATTCCACATGGCAATTAGTCCTCTTGGTATATTAGCTCCTGCCATACCACCAAGCTTTTCATCAATGTAAGCCTTGATATCAAAGTTTGGGAATCCTTGCAATAGTCGTAAGAGAGTTTCTATATTTGCTTGTTGCATTCCATGGATAGCAGTATTATATTCTACTGGTTGGGGAAACTTTCCTGCATAAGGAACAATAGAATATTTCTCTACTGAGTTATCCATTGAATTAGTACCTTGCCCATATATACCAATTAATACCATTGAGGATTTGTCTACCAAACCCTGAGATACTGAAGCCATAGCTCTATTCACTAGAGACTCATATGATAATTCATTATCTTCTAATACGTTTGTTTTTGACAAGTTTCTAGTATCCTTAGGTGTTGGATATAGTGGGTCTACAGACCTCTTGTACAGAGAATAGAACGAATTAGACTCATTCCAGAAAGCCCTGAACTGTACTGGGTTCTGTACTGGTTCTTCTAAGGGTGTATGATAAGCAAATACAATTACATCCTCATTAGAACCCTTTGAGCCTTCAATATTAGGTATACTAATATTAGCACTATCAGAAATGTAGATTGTACCATCTCTTGCTATACAACCAAAGTTTGTATCTGGTCCTTCACCAGAATCTGCAGCCTTAGTCATATACCTTGAAAGGATTCTGTCCTTCATTGCTTGATATGCAGGAGATGTAGGTTCTCCATTAGGTAAGAGAGTGATTGCATTATTTACAATCGTTGCTGAGCCAAATCCACAAAATGGACCCATGCCTACGGGTGCAGCTATTGCTTCAGCTGCATCCTTAGACTTTATTATACCTTCATAATCAAAATACGTTTTCATAATGTATCTTCGTTATTGTTATTACTCTTATATTCTTTCGATTGGTTTTTCATATCTTGGAAAGCCTCTCCTACAGCCTTGAACTTGAAGGTTATTAATTTCCAAAAGATAGACCAGATACTGTACTTCTTTTCTACACCATGTAAAGTACAGATATGATTATAAATACTATCTATCTCGAAACAGTAACATAATACCATTACCGTTATAGATACTGTTATTGGATTTAATCCGTAAGGTTCTCCGATGGCTTTACCTATTACGGCACCCAGTAAGATGTAACACAGGTAATCAATGATTTTATTAAGAGTTCTTCTCCCGGCTCTAGATTTTCTTATTTCAATCTTCTTTGCCCTACTTGCAGATATCCCAAACCAAAAATCTGTAAGTATTAGTATAAAGGCTAATAAAATCATCCACCTTAAATCAAAGATAATGGCATAACATTCAGAAGTAAATCCAATGATACCAGTTTTAAATAGTGTGTTAAAAGAGCTGCTTTCCATTTTGTTTATTCTATTTTAAGTGACCATTCTGTTCCTTCCGGAACTAATATATTAATACCTTGTTCCGAAATATCATTGGATTCCCAAGTAAGTTCTGTCTTATCAACTACATCCAACAGATTTACAATGAATACTGCTTTAACTGCAGGATTAGCTTTCACATAGAAAGTATGTTTACCTGGTAAATTAGTAAAGAATTGATAAGGGCTTGGATGAACCACATCCGGAGCTGTCTCATATACAATATCTGAAACTTCTCCAGTATCTGAAGTACAGGTTACGATAGTAGATACTTCTTGTACATCTTTGCTTAGTTCTGCACTTACTGGATTACAAGTTAAAATATACTTAGGTATAACATCCTTAATCGTAAGGCTTACTACTGAACCTTGATAATAAAACTCATAATTACCTGCTTTATCGAAAGTGATAAGAGTGTTCGAATTATATTTCTCAGATGAACCCTCTAAGTCAATCCCAGTTATCATATTACCACCATCTCCCCAACGTAGGTAGAATTGGCAATTCTTGGATTTGGTTAATTGATAGCCTGCCTTGATATACTTTCCTGCATCTGCTTCAGCTTCAGAGTAAGGTTCTAATTCATACCAATTCTCATCCTCTTCATTCAAAGGTTCTAACCACAAGTAGGATTGAGGAGTAGGTATATAAGCAAGTACTTCTACTTCTACAGACTTACTAGCATCACCCACCGATTCAAATTTATAACTTCCAGCCTCATTAAATTGGTATTCTGTACTTCTACCATAGTAGAAATCAGGACCAACTACATAGCGATTAGTTAATTCTAAAGTACCAAGTTTTACCCAAGTACCTTGGGTATTCTTTTTGTAAATGGTCACCCCGGTATCAAAATAACTACCTAAGTTTGCACTTTCGAAAGTAGAATAATAAATACCCGATGTAACCCAAAGATTAACTGATGCAGAACCTTGAGCATTTAGGTTTAATCGTTTGTTTGATACGCCTATATCGTAGTTAATCGTATAACCTAATCTGTAAGCTACTACTGTACCATAATTACTAGCATTACCTGAGTCATCTTTAGTACATCTAAATTGGAATGTACCAGTAGTAGTTGGTGCCCATCTTTGACCATTACGAACTAAAATACCTGGGTCTGAAATACATACGGCAATAAGTTGACTTGTATCTTCGTTAGGATCTGAAGAACGAATAGTTATCAAAGACTTTTCACCGTTGGTAAGATTTATATTCCGAGGTTCACAGAATACCGTATAGTTAGTAGCAATTGCCGTTACCTTTAGAGTAACCTTCTTTGCAGGAAAGTCTGCAATAACCCATTCGTAAGTACCTGCAGAAGTTATTTCCCAAACAGAACCAGAATCTTTAGTTTCATAGGTATTAAGTAACTGTACGGATACAGGTTTAATATTTCCCTGATAATTCATATTTGCAGTTACCCTTACTTTGATTACTGGATTAGTACCTGTAATTACTAAATTATCTGGGTCTGTTCCTCCTTCTACCAAGTCGGCATATATGTGATAAGATTTAGTGTAATATTCTAAACCTATATCTACATAGGTAGTTACTGAAGTATCTCCTACACTTCGAAAGTAATATCTTTGGTCACCCTTTCTTGCATAGAAAATAGAACCGCTTTCATATTTCTTTGAGCTCCACTTATTCTCAGAGGGGTCATATCCAGTTACCTGATATCTTAAATCGGCATCATCGTAATCAGAAGTAACGGTTACTCTAATGGGTACTTCTGTTATATGTCCTGTTACAATCTTTGCAGGACTGATAAGAGGTTCAGCTACAATTTTATAATTGTAAGCCAAATCAAATCCATAAGCAATCTTCCCAGATACATTGTATGGTAAGAATCTATCGAATAACTTATCAATTGATTGTTTGAAAGCTTTGAACTCTGGAGTGGGGGAAGTAAACCCATGACCGCTTATAGAAATACCTACCTCTATACATTGAGCACAACCATAAATCTTATCATAGTTGTATTTGTCGTACTGAGAATAATCGGTATCATATAAGGGGTCTACCTTTTCCCATTTATCCATCTCTCCATCGGTTGGGTCTGTAATTGTACAGGTTAGCCCATACATATTAAAAAGAATTTCGAAGAACTTTCTTGAGCCACGAATCTTAAGTAATGAGATTGAATACTTTAAGATAGTTCGAATCTGTTCATCACTTAAGTTGGGAACTCCCTTGTGTTCTCCGGTTCTAGCAAATGGTAATGCTCCCAAGAACTCCCAGAGGTAATTTAAATACCTCTGCTGAGTTTTATCGATATCGATTATATCTAGAATATTATCAATATCTTTAGTTATATCTTCTTGGAAATAGTTACCACAAATTTCTAGAAATCTTTCTAATATGCCCTTACCGTCGACTTTATAAGTATCTTGCTCTTTAAATTCGAAAGGTAAGAAATCAATTAGGTTTTTAAGATTTGTCATACGATTTCATTTACTTTAAGTGTTAACTGACTTGAGTCTTCGAATACCGGAATATTATAACCTGGGTCTGTATAATCCTTGTTAGGTTCTGCAATGGTTATGGTATATCTAAATCCGGATTGATAACCATTGTTCTGGATATCCAAGGCAAATACAAATCCATTTATAGTATCTCTAATCTGTGTAGTCTTACCCACTTGGCCATCATAAGAAAAGCCTCCCTTAACTGAACGTACTGTAAACTGAGTACCTGAAGAGAAAGAGATAAAGTAAGACATACTACCATTAGCCTCGTCTAATTGGAATTGACCAAGGATTAATTCCTTGTTACCATATACGGTAGTAGGCCAGGGTTTAGTATAAAACTTCTTCAAGTGTAAGTAATCTACTGATTCAAGGTTATCTATAAGTGCATAGATATCAGAGATTCTTACGCTGCCACCAATGTCTGAGGCTTCCGGAGAATAGGCATTAAACAATGCACTTAGAATCTGAGATTGTATCTCCGATGTCTTATAAGACTTCTTCCCAGTAACCTCTACATCCAAAATAATGTTTACCTTACCAGCAGACTTAACAGTTAACCAAGTAGTAAGAGGTGAGTTCTGATGTAATACATCATATACCTTTTGAATAAGATTAGAGTCAGCAGTAGCCCCATTATCTGGAGATATGTATACAATTAGTTTTCTACCACATTCGTATTCTGCCTTTGCCTTACTAACTCCATCAACTAGTTTAGCTAAGTCTATGAAGTCCTGTTTGGTAATAGCTACTCCCATAGTCTTTACACTCAAAGGTATGTGTTCCTTGAGCATACTAAAATTCTCATAGGATGAACCTCCACCTGCAGCATAAGTATTAGATACAGTAGCATCTGTTACTGATGAAGATATAACTGAAGGTACAGAAGTAATCATACCAGATTTTACATTACCATTGATACCAGTAGTAAGGTAGAACTTAACCTCAGATATCTTGGCATTAGCTGCTGGCTTCTGCCCATATTTACCATCACCAAATAAGATATATGGATTTAAAGCTTCATCCATGGTAACCATGAAATGTTTATCGGTTGGTTTTGAGTAAGCAAAGGTGTTTACCAATACCCAAGATTCTCCACCAATCTTCATACTCATAGTTCCATGTTCGTAATACTTACCATTAGGTAGTGTACCAAGAGTAATAGTTACCCTTTCATCTGAAGGTATAACCATACCATTTATCTGGCTTTCCGTATATAATTCGTGTTGTACAACTGGAACTTTACAAGTAGTTACATTAGCATACCAAGTTACGTCTCTAGATGATAGCCATTTGTTACCATTAGAGTCTGTAAATAAAGTTCCAGAAGGTATGGTTAACTTAGCACCAATAGAATCTCCAGATACATCTCTTGATACTACCAAATCTACTGATGCTGCAATAGCACCTCTTGCATGATAATCTACCAAAGCACCATGCTTAACTACCGAACTGTATTTACGAGCAGTAGGTAAGAATGATTCCCTTGCCATATTATCAATGTAGTAGTGAAGAACTTCGGCAATTGCCGCAAATAGTGAAAGGATGATAATTAATATATTTCCTTCCGAGTAATCAGTTACGAGTACATTGCCATCTTTGTCTTTGATATTCGTAAGTGATTCTATCAGCTTGGCCTTAATCTGTTGGTAAGACCTCTGATAAGGGTTGAGCCATTTATTAGTGATTCCCATATTAATAAGAGTTTAATGAATTTTCATTTTTATCATAGGTCAGGTACAGGTACTGACTAGTAGAAGTTTCATTAACTACATAATGAACTTCTATGTTTATTTTAGCACCTTGTCTAGAAACGGTGATACCCTTAAAGGTAATCCTTTGTTCCCATGCACCAATTGAGCTTTTAATAAACTCTTTAATAATAAAACTTAGGGCTTGTGTATTTGGCTCTTCTATACATTCCCATAGGCGATTCCCAAAGTTTTCCTGTCGAAATCGTTGTCCTATTAAATAATACATTATAGAGCTTATATTATTTCTTACCAAAGCCATATCACCATTAACAGGATACCAACCTGTTTCACCCTTTTCGTTTCTTGTAAGTTGAATAGGGAATATCATACCCTTTCCAACAATGTTAGTAAGATAGTTATCCATTAGTGTATACATTTAATGTCCTCATAATCTTCTTGTTTGAAAGTAGAGAACGGTTGACTTGCTTGAGTTACGGTAGGACCTGAAGAACCAGGTCCAGTAGTTACACCCGAGTGTACGTGAGAATTGAATAAAGTTCTTAGAGTTTCCAGTTCTTTAATGGTATTATTGAGTTTCTCGGTTAGTTCTTTGATATTAACTACTCCTTGATTCTCTCCCTTATTTAAGATTACTGTATCACCAGAACCTACACTTACATCTCCTTGTGCTTGAATAGAAATGTTTCCCTTAGCAGCAATGCCTACATCTCCATTTATATAAACAGTTAGCTTTCCATTATCATCATCAAGTACCATTACATTTCCTTCTGGAGTTATAATACCCATTTTATTAGGACCATCCAAAGGGTCTGGTATTTGTTGTAGTCCCCAACCATGATATTCCCATAGGGGTTTAGTTGGGTCTCCAAATTCAAAAGTAACAAATACTATATCTCCAACCTTAGGAGCTAAGTACTTGAACCCATTGTTGATAGAACCATGTTGGCCTTTTGCATAGGCCCATGTAATAATTCCACCCATGACTTCTGGACAGCATACCTTGATACGGTTCATATGTTTCTCCGTATCATTATTATCTACCACTATGCCACGGTAGACAGAGTAGTATCTACCTAAACCTTCGATACCCTCTTCTGTTAATAGTTTAGCTGTTGAGTACATTATTTCTTGTTGGATTTATATCGTTCATAAGCTTTCATTGCCCAATTAAACTCATCAAAGTTATACCTTTCTTTCATAGAAGGAGTAACCTTCGATTGGTCTGCCTTTACCACATTGGTCTTACCATAGATTGCTGTACCATTTGAAGTTACTACTGTACCTTCTGTACGAACTGTACCTGCAGCAAGAGCCTGAGGGTCTTTAGCATTTATCTCATCATAATAGAACTTATTCTGTAAGAACTCTCCTGCACCTTTCTTATCGATAATTCTACCCTTATCATCCATGTATCTTTCTACGAAGTATACTACTTCATTGTAGGTAAAGTCATGTACAATATCGGAAGCATTAGCAGTATTCTTCTTGTTCTTACCAAAGTCAGTTTTAGCAGAATCCTTAGCATCATTACTTACAATGTCCTGAGTACTAAGTTGGGTCTTAGATGTAGTCTGTCCATCCCTTGCATTATTCTTAACCAAGTCTAATGTACAGAGATAACCTTGACCTGCATCCATTGAATGTTGTACTGACTTGATATACCAAAAGCCTGACCACCTTTTTCCTACATTCTCTAAAGATATTATCTGAGAAGATTGTAATGAAGGTCTACCTACTACAGTCATTTGGCATACCAACTTTCTTTCGGATATCTTAAGACCTCCATTGGCATTAGCATTCATTGCCCAAGTAACCTTATCTGCTCCGCCGTATCTACTAAAGAGATTATGATATAACTTATAGATTGGTACTAAGAATGGTACCTTCTTCATTCTTCGTATCTTAACTTTAGCTTTAACCTTTCGAGTCATAGTGGGTGTAGTAACTCCATCTCCAGAATACTCTACTTTATAGGTATCAGGGTATACAGTAATATATGGATTCTTTTCCATTGCAGATATACCTCTCTGAGATTGGTTATCTATCATTTGTTTTTCATAAGGATTACTTGAAAAAGTTCTGATATTCACCATGTGAGTTATAGTTCCACCTTCTGGGTCATATTCTCTTGGGTCTACCCATTCTTCTGCAAGGTATTCCATTTTATATTCTCCAGTAAATAGGTATCTTTCGTTTTCTAGTAATTGCCTAAGATTACTTTCTAACTCTTTACCGTTCTTAGAGTTCTTCAAGATTTGCTGAATAACCCTTTTCTTATCGTTCGGTAAATTGTTTACAGCAGTATTAATTGCTTCTCGATATTGCTCAGTACTCAGATTATCTAAAGCCTCTTGTTTACCTGCATTGTAAGCAACATAGGGTTTCTGAGAACCATACTCTTTCATTGCAGAATTATACTTTTGAGCTTTAGCTCCATACCTTTGTTCAGCTTCCATCTCGGCAGCAATATTAGTAGTAGGATGACTACGATAATCTTCGTAAGGTACACTACCATAATTTACTACCATTGTATTATCTACTTGAGCTACAAATGGTTTGAGTAAAGTTACTTCCTCTTTCTCTTTTTCAGGTTCTGTGATATCTGTTGAACCTACAATTAAACCTTTATCTTCTGGGTCTAAGGCTTGAGTTAATTGAGCCTTTACCCTTTTGGTTACTTTCTGAGTAGCGAATGATACTCTAAGTACTTCTCCATTTTCTGATTGGTAAATATAATTGTATTCTGGTTCTTCTTGAAACTTACGGTTGTGTATGTATATTACACCATCCCGGGAATCAATATACCAAGGACCATTTGCATACCCTTTCATCTTTTGTTCTAATTGAACTAAGATGTTATTTCCTATTAATCCCAAGTCACTATCTATCAAGGACTTTAAATCACTGGGCATAGCTACTTGAGCTACTCCACTAAACCGGTTAGCGTAAAGTATCTTTCCAGTAGTAGTTCGACTTTGTTCTGTCGGGACCTGTAGTGACTCGTAAACTTTATTACTTATTATTTGTTTAGCCATTACTGAAATATTTCTATGATTACGCCTATATCATCATTACAACCATTATCCAAGAAGTTGGATAAACTGTGTTCTGATAAATCCGAATGAGTATAAGGTGGTTGGAATCTTAAATCTCCAACTGTATCTATACACTTAATCGTCACATGAGTGCCAGTGGAATCGAATACACAATCCAAATCTCTAACCTTAATACTGCGTACTGGGCTAGAGATAAATTGACCATCTGGATATATGTATCCCCACTGAAGGTAAATAATTGAGCTTTCCTGGAGATCTTCGATATCTACAGTATCGGGGTCTCCAGTATCAAATGTAATGGTAGCTAAGTTCTCTTTCTCCTCATCATACTTGTAGCTCCAATTACTTATATAAGCGCCAAGAGGTATGCCAGTAATGGGATTCATTATAGGCATACCTCCAGAATTGAACAGAGCCATATAAGGTGTTGCTGTTCCATTATAAAGTATTGGTTGGTTAGGTTTTCTAATTTCAGCCATACATTGGTATTCTTAAAATTTGATAAGGTTCTAATTCTTGAAAAGGGTTCAAGATATTATTAGCTTCGGCAATCAAATACCACTTACCAGAATCACCATAATAACGATAGGCAATATTCTGTATAGTTTCTCCATCCAATACAGTATGTTGTTTATCGTTATCTGTATAAGGAACATTAGGAGGAGTTACCTCTAATGAATAATCTCCCTCATCATACTTAAGAGCAATGGCTCCATCATAGGGACTTGCTCCTGTTAGGTATTGATTTAAGTCTATCATATCTGTATCCCTTTCGTATTCTTTAAGTCTTCTTCAGTTACAATATCCTGATAAGATAAGTTATAAGCACTTACTCTTTTGAAGATTAATTCCTGAGTTGCAGCTGCAGGCAATAACTTTAAATCCTCAATTGTACATGACTTACCTGCTACTCTGGTCCTTGAGGCATTCCTAAAGTTATTCAGAGTATAAGTTGCAGATGTAAGAATGTATTGATGATTATCAAATATACCAGAACTGCCCCATTCGATTTTTAGAATCGGAGGACTTGCCTGATAAGCGTTTGCCTTAGTCCACATTTCCAATAGTCGGCATTTAGTAATTACCTCTTTTGGATTATCAGGGTCATTACAGAACCAAGATACATTGAATTGAATTATATCCTCACTACCCGTAAAGTGATACATAGGAGTATTACGTCCCATAGATTTAATCGTTGCCCAAGTAGTTTCTCCTCGAAAATCAATTGAAGGTGGTCTATTCTGAAGAGTGATATATTGATATGGGCTAGCAGTAAGATTATAAATCACTACTTGATTCATACTTCTTACCTCAGGCATTACCAAGAAAAGTTCTTTATTCTTTGTAACACTCTGACCTTTAGCTGGGTCCATTTCTTCATATCCGAATGGAACTCCACCTTCTACTTGATGTTTTAATTCCATTCGATATTGATTCTGAATCCTTTGGTTTAACTTAGGATTCTTTGAATTAGCTCTGGGTCCGAATGGGTTATTTGGGTCATATACTTTACCCTTATCTGCAGTATCTTTAGGCAAGGTTGAAGTTGCCCTATTGAGATAGATTCTGGCCCTCCAAAGCTTATTCAGAGGACCAGTAAGAACTCCTGCAGAATCTCTGGTGAGGTCATTGTATTTTTCAACAACCCCACCTGCTATCCGATTTAATATTCTTGCCATGATTGTTTAGTTTAATCCCAATGATATACCAGTAAAATCTTGTTGGCCACCAGGAGCAAAGTCTCCAGCTTCATTTCCATCTACTGATATATTAATTCTTGAATCCTTAAATCCATCTCTGATTGCACTCCTAACGGCATCAACAAAAGCTTGTTGATTTCTATCCTGAATGGAAGCTTTGGTTTCTTCTGAGGTTAAAGCCGCAGTATTCTTATCCACAGAATTTGTAAGACCACCGATTACTTCTATCAATGCAGGGATAGCTATAGAAGCTAGTAGTCCCCAAGGCCCACCTAAGAATCCTAAAAGTCTACCACCAAGTAATCTAGCACCAAACCCCATAGCACCTTTCTTAGCAATCTGTTGGCCTGCAGTTTTAGTTACAGTAGAACCTACTGCTGCTCCAACCCCTGCTCCTGCAAGAGTACTCATTGAAGTAAATCTTCCTCTTGCATCTCTTGCTACTACAGTACCTTTTCGGGTTTTACCTATGGTACCTCCCATTGGTAATGCAAAGAATTTACCTGGAGCCATTTGCATAGCAGTCATTCTCATCATCATTGCTGAGATATTTCTCATGTGACCTTCAAGGATTGAAGCTTGAACATTAGTTCTTACCATACCTTCTGCCATACCATTAGTTTCTGAAGTAGCTAAAGCCTGGAAGGTACTAATCATCTTGATAGTACCCTGAATAAACTTAAATCCCTGATATAGAGTACCTACTACTGCACCAGTTGCAACTACCTTTACCAAGAATTTACCTGCCCAAGTTTCTTGCATACTGTTAATAATCTTTAGGATACCAGAACCTAATTTAAGTACTGGGCTAAAAACTTCGGCAAGTGTAGAACCTGCAGTTACAATAAAGTTCTCCCAGTTTGATTTAAACTGTTCGATAATACCTGCAGGAGTTTGTAATCTTTCTTGAGTTAAATTTTCTACTGTACCACTTGCACCTGCAACCTTATCCATAAGTTCAGTAAGCTTATTAGCTCCAGTCCAGTAATCCTGAAGTAAAGCTGAGGCAGCTCTTGTACCACGAACTCCAAAGATATTAAACAGAGCAGAGGAGATATCTATTCCTCGTTTACCTCTAAGTTTATCTCCCAATATAGATATAATCTTATCTAATCTCAAAAGATTACCCGAGGCATCTACTAGAGTTTTTGGGTCAATGCCTAAAGATTTTAGCATCTCACCACCTCCCTTTTTCTGCCCGGTTACGGAAAGTGTTAAATAGCGCATCATGTTTGCTAATGCAGTACCAGCTGATGAAGCTTGGATACCTTGATTACCAAGTACTCCAATGGCTGCAGCTGCATCACCCATACTGATTTTGGCATTTCTAAATTCTGCTCCTGAATATTGGAAAGATTGGGCAAGGTCTGTTAGAGAAATATTTGCAGAGGTTACTGCAGTTGCCAATTGGTCTACTACCTGAGTAGCATTCTGTGAAGGTATATTAAAGGTCTGCATGATGTTAGTCATCAAGTCAGCAACTCCACCTTTCTGACCAAGAGGCATACTGAAGATAGAAGCTAGCTTAGCTGCAGGGCCAATCATTCTTTCGATTTGCTCTACATTGTTACCAGCCATTGCCAAGTACCTTTCGCCTGATGCAATATCTGCAGCAGTAAGAGGAGTTACCTCATTGACTTCTTTGGCTACTTGCATTAGCCTTGCCTGTTGAGCAGCATTAGCTCCAGACATTTTAGAAGCTAAGAATACTTGGTCGTATACTCCTGCAGAATATTGGTAGGCCCTTGCCATACCTCCAACCAATTCTTTTCCAAACTCAAAAGCATTAGAGGTTGACATTTGAATACCTCGATTCCAGGTATTCATATCGTTCATCATTGTTCTAAATGAGTTCGATATTCTGCCAGCCTCATTAGAGAATCGGTCTCTTAATACCATTGCAACACCGACCTCGACTAAGCTTCTTCTGTCTATCATTTTCTAGTTTTCTTTTTTAAGTTTTCATAATACTCATCGGCTATATCCTTAAATCTTTTCCTTTCTCGATACGGAAGACGCAAAAAGCTGAGGTAGTCAATGGCTACCTCAGCTCTACATATATAAGTGAATGTACCTGGGTGGTCTACGCTTCCGTCAGGTAGAAAAAAGTCGGTGAAAGCATTATAGGATATTTATCAATTCTTCCAGGTATACTTGGATGTTCTACATCGGTGTTACCATCGAAGACTGGGTCATATTCAAATATTGTTTTACGAATCTCTGCAATGTCTCTTACTGAGAATAAATGGAAGCTTTCTACCTTTTCCCATTTACCATCAATCTGAAGATGTAAGTTCCTTGCAATCAATGCTGCATTACGAGTTTGTTTTTCTATTGGCAAAGTAACCAACATTCTTTCTCCTGCACCAGTAAGCAAATCAAATTTAACTACCTTACCTGAAGATAGAGTTACTTCATAATCAGTAAGCTTACCTGGTTGAGGATAATAAGGAATAGCATTGGGTTTATCTGCCAATTCCTTTTCTGTAGGAAGTTCTCCATAGTTATCGAATAACATTTCACTTAAGGATTGACCATAAGTTTGTACTCCACCTTCTTGGCCCCAATCATATTCGAATTCTACTTCATCACCGAGTGAAAAGATTCGTGATTGGAATAAGATACAGTACCGGTCATTCAAAGGTATACGGTCTGCATCTTCTACCGTTAATCTACGAGTACCAGTAAAGTCTGTATCGACTACTATTGCCTGAATGAACTTAGTAAGGTTCATAAGGTTTCTTACATCCATAGGATTAGATAAGATATCCTCATCTGCACCATTCTGTTCCCTGATTGAGAATTTATAACCTGATGGGGTTATAAACTCATGTGTTCTACAATTTAATTCCATGTTTAAATAAGTTATTTGGTTATACTTTAGTTCATAGTGTTCGCTGTAACAACAAGAAAGGGGTGAGCCCTTTCTAGGAATCCCACCCCTCCCACCTAAAAATCTTAGTGAAAATAGACTAAGCGTTTTTAATACTTATCTACAGTACCTACTGAGAATTCGATACTTTCGATAGTGTTTTCTGAAGCCATTCTGTCCAGGTCTAATCCTGTAATCTTACATGGCCATACCTCTTCGAAGAGGTGGGTGTTAAGTACGGAAACTCCATCTTCAGCAAGTTCATTTACGATTACATTTTCCCAGTATTGGCTTGGTACCAAACCTCCACCAGCAATCATATCTTGGCATGAATAAAGCCAATCATGAAGCCATGTATCTGAACCTGCAGTAGTTAAAAGTTTACCTACTACTAAGTTACCTACAGTAACTCTACCGGCAGTTTTAACGTCCCGGTTAACGTCTCCATGAGCAACCTGGTCAATCTCTACATCTGGCAAAGTACAAGTTTGGAACAGATAAGTATTGATTGGGTGCTTAGGGAATGTGATACTCCAAAGGAATTTCTTTCTTGGATTCTTTACTTTTGCTCCCATGTTTTCTTAATTTTATTCGTTAACGTCCTGAACAGATACGGACTTGGATGCCTGGTCAATATAGATGCCCATAGTGATTTCTTGCATCGGAACGATATCCTTGAATTTCAGGATTGCTTTGTATTTACCTTGACGAACATCGGCTTCATTGTTAACCGATAAGTCATTGTACGAGTTAGCGTCTTGGTCACCCATCCAGGTGTATTCAGACATGGCATCTTCATCTACCAAGTTATCCAGCATTGGTTTAACTTCTAGATAAATCTTATTCCAAGTGTTCCAGATATTTGGTTCTTCCAAATACTTTTCTAGAATAGGTCTAAGATTCTTTTTGAGATACAGATTCAATCTTACAATTGCAAGGAATCTTTCTGAATCCTGTTTTACCTGAGAAGAGAAACAATGCCATAGCAAAGTTTGTTTACCTTGATTAGGAACATCTTTGATACAGATTATGTTTACATAATTCTGTGCCAATTCGTTGAGTTCTTTAGTTCTTGAAGGAGAACCATAGTTCGGGCATACCGGACCATTACCATCGTAGATAATACCACGATTCATACCGGCAAAGGATTTCCAGGGTCCGAATTGAGAAGCAGAAGCATCTCCCAATCCTGCAATAGTACCAAGAACATCTGAGTCTACCAAGTTACCATCAGCATTGTAGTATTTAATACCACCACCGAAGTAAGCAACATACTTACTGTTACCTACAGTACCAAGGCAAGTCTGAATCCAAGTGATGATTGATTTCAAATCTCTTGGTTGGTCACCCTGAGTATAGTGAGTAGTATACTTTGGTACTTCAATGTAGTAGGTATATTCTTGCAATTCTTTAACCATATCTACAGCAGCCTTGTGTACTTTAAGTACATCGGCAGATTGTTCAAGATGTTGGTCAATATGAGAACAGAAGATTTGGTATACATCTACGTAATCCTTAACGAATTCCAGAGAAGCAATCCATTCGTCTGCCGTAGGAGTACTACCGGCACTACCAATTGTACCATTCAATTTTACTCCATCGGCAGTGATAGCAGCACCATTGAGTTTAATATCAATTGGGTTTCTTGTTCCATCTACATCATCGGTTAACCATTTGATGAAGTTGTTCCAAGATTTGATGTTCTCTGTCTTTTCAGTTAATACCGGAACGATATATTCTGAGTTCTTTGCAAATGCACTCAGAGCAAGGTAATCTACAGAAGTATCATTGTTATCATCTGCAGTTTTGTAGGTTACTACTGGACCTTGTTCAAGTACCTGGCCATTAGCACTGATTACTTGGTAGTAAACTGTATTAGCCTGTTTGTAGATATTCACAGAGAATGTTTCAGCACTACCAACTGGGTCTCCATAACCTTTGGTTACCAAACCAAAGCCAACAGCAACTGAACCAGAAGTGAACTTGAAAAGAGTAGAAGCAGTTGGTTCCTCTGGAGTTGCAGATGCTACTACCGGAGAACCGTCTTCAGCAGCTTTAGGAGCAGATGCAGCTTTAGCTCTTGTTGCAGCAGATACTACACCTTTAGTTGCACCCTTACCAAGTACACGAATAACACGAAGCTTAGAACCACCATTGAAAGCCTTTTCGATGTTTGATACAGAACCATCTGGTACTATCTCAGAACCAAAGACTCTTTGGAATTGAGAAAAAGATTGGATGAGTTCTGACGGGTCATCATAAGGACCTTTAGTAGTTCTAGCCAATACACATGAAACTCCTAACATAGGGGTAGTTTGAAGAACATTGTTGTTCTTAAACTCGAAATTTACAGATGGTGAATTAGGCATATTTATACTAATTAAGTTAATTACTCATTTATTTAATACCCTCTAGTATTGAGCTATTTTACGTTAAGGTTAAGTAAATCAGATTCTTGCTTTTCGGTTAGTCCAATCAATACTGAGATATCTTGAATTGGTACAAGTTCACCCTCTTCAGCAAACTTCTCAGGTAATATACCATCCTTACAAGTGTACTGATATACTTTTTCAAGTAGACCATGACTCTCATCTGGGTGGTCATAGTAATTACCTATTTCGATAAATAGGTTTCCTGTTGGTGCTACCCGACCATCTTCCCATTCTTCTAAGTTATTATAATAAGGTCTTACGTATCCTCGAGAAGGTAATGCTTCATACATAATATTATGAAGTAACCTCATATCGGCTTGAGTATTAGATACCAGGTGAATATCTAGAGTTATATCCTTCGTTTCATAGGGAAATTCAGATGCTTGGTAATTTCCACCTTCTAGCTTATCACCGATGATATATTTGTTAACACCTATATCACCATTATAGAATCCTTGTAGTTCAATGGTAATTCTAGGGCATGTCTTTGCACCCTTAACCTGATTATTACCGATACCAAATATGGGAATGAATTTAGGCATAGCATCCTTATCTGCTTGAAACCTTTTTTCATTCTCTTGTGATAATGGTAAGTAGTCTTCAGGGTTAAGAGTTAAACCTTTCTTAAGTGCTGTTTGTAATAGGCAAATATAAAAGGTTCTTTCTACGATTTCTTCTGTATTTACCATATTATACTAATTGAGGTATTAATATTACATTAAACTGGTATGTACCACCATCAGTAAATATACATTCCCAACCTCCTGAAGTACTACCAAACATAGCTCCTGCATCTTTTCTTCCTCGGGCAGTTGCTGAGAAAGTAGCCTGTGCTGAATTAGCTATATTACCGTAGTCGGTAATCCAATAGTATAGTTTAGTACCTGAGTTAATATCTGCAGCTTGTTGAGTTTGAGATATAGTAGGTATTTTAAAAGCCATTACCTCTTGTGATACTTGTTTTCCTTCTATGAGTTTACTTCTATGCCCAGTAATACTAAATCCTGCTGAAGTTTCGTAAGCATTTAAGATTTGGTCTTTTGGTATACCTAAATTAACTGCAGCAGGTTCTACCCAGTATCTATATGATACTTCTCCAGCAGCTTGAGTTACAGTTACAGTTTTAGTTAGACCACCAACTTGCTTGATAGTTATAGTTCCGCTAAGAAGTTGTTCTGTGTGATTCTTAGAAGTAATGGATACCTCTAGAGTCTTTTCTTCATTGTCCATAAATCTTAGTCCAGCAGTAAAGGGTGGTTCCTCTAAGAATTCTGCCGTAACCTCTACATTTTCCCAATCTCCTTGGGGTGTACCATTAATCATTTCCCTACGTTGAGAAGTGATTGCCAAAGTATCAGAGCCACCCTTACCCAATAGGTTGATGGCTTCCTTATCTACCTCTAATTTGTATTCGTAGTTAAGGCTGCCTTTCTTTTGAATAAGGTTTACAGTCTTAGGTACTCCATTAACTGTAATGGTAAGGATGGCTTTTTTATCTGCTTCTGTATCATTCACTTTTAACGGATGTACCATTACAAGTGCAGGACCAGTACCAGAGGTTTTATCTGCTTCAAAATCTGCCATTACTTTGTATATTTTCTAAGTTCTTTTCTTAATTGATTTCGTATCTCTTTCTCTAAAACTACGTTTCCACCGGCTGCCTCGAAAGCAGGTTTCCATAAAGGACGAGGTGGAAGATTACCATCTCTACTACCGTATTCCAACATGATAGCAATTTGATTAAGAGTTTTTCGAGAAGTTCTACCAGAGTATGTTATCTTCCTTAATCCTGGAGGAAGACCAACAAAGGTTCTGTCTTTCTGGGTTACCATAGTAACTGACCTTGCATATTGACCAGTAAGATTTAATAGGGTATGTGCTCCATACTTCTTAAGTGTAGCAGTAGCATGAGGAGGCCAAGAAACTTTGGAACCCGGTGGAGGTAGACCATTATTTAAACTACGTCTTACTATACGAAGAAGTTGATTACCAAACTTCCTAGTACCTAACTCATAACCGAGTTTCATAATACTGGGAGTTTTAGCAATCAACCTCTCAGCCTGACGTTGTTTAACGGGGTCTACATAAATCTGAATATCACATAGATTATTCGAGAGGTTTATGTTAACCTTTTTGCTTGGCATTGTTATTTTTATTTAATCCCAACTCACTGGCAATCTTCATAAGAATATCTTGTTGCATGGATAACTTCTCTGCTACCTCAGTTTTAAAAGCTTCAAATTCTTCTTGCTTATAAGCTGGAGCTGGTTGTTGTTGAGGAGTTAACATACCTTCAATGGTATGATATATGTTATCGCATTCAGTAACTATTGCCTCATATTTATCTCGGTTATTGAGAATATTTACGGCATTAGTTCTTTGGATATTTACTTCGTTTACGATATTGCGTAAGTCGGTAGTGTAATAAACATTATTATAAATACCCTCTGCAGCATCTGTAGGAAGGTATATAGTCACCGCAGATACAGAGTCTTGAATAGAGATTTCTGTATTTGCTGTAAAGCTTCCATCTGGGCCAGTAGCTCTTGGTTTGCTCTCACCAACTTTTAATACTTTAGCGGTATCAAAGATTGGATACCCAGAACGTCTGTCTCTCTCTAAGGTGTATATGGTATCACCTTTCTGCAATTTAGAAAAAATCAAATCTTCCATGTTCATCTTTTATTAATTAAGTTTAAACCAAATGATACTGCACCTGGATTCCTTTGCATAAAGTCTACCAGGTTTAAGAATTGATAGTATCCAAATTGGTCAATGAGTGACTGTGCTTTGTTTGCTACTTCCTTTGCTATCTCTGCATTGGGAGCAGGCAATGTAAGTTGAATAGTGAAATCTTTTAGTTGATTTCCATTGGTTGGTTCTTTCTTAATCTCTTCACTTTCCATATCGTTTTATCTTTAGGTGGGTATAAACGAAAAAAGGAGTACACCTATGTAAGATGCACTCCTTCCTAATCTGGCTTACGTAATGACGACGGTTATTATTAAGCCGGGGTTGTGGATGTAGTCTTAAGAGCTGCAACTACTGACTGGATAATGTTCTGGTCTCTCTGAGCATCTACTACTCTGTTGAGACGGGCAATTTCCTGGTCTTTAGCAGTGTTCTCGATAAGACACTTGATTTCCTGTTGGCCATTCTTGAGGTCACAGCAGCAACGTTCAAGTTGAAGAGCCAATTCGGACTTCACTTCTTTAATCAAACCTTTAGTTTCGCAGCAGCAATTCTGTTGTTCATGTTCCATCTGGCAAAGACGGTCCATAACACGATCTCTGTCGGCTACCACTACAGTGCCTTCTCCTGATTTTAATTCCATAACGTTTTAGTTTTAATGTTAAACATAAGTTAATTAATTAATGTATAGGCCTATACGTATATAAATGACGCAGTATTGTTTTATTACATATCGGTTGAGTTACATGTAAATTAACTCAAAGTAGATAGTTGGATGGTCTGGATTCTTTGGAGTAAGGGTAATAGTTGCAATGGTAGTTCCAATTTGTGAATAAGAAGTTCTTAATGCTACATTTACTCTTATACCTCCTCCATATTCTCCACTCTCAGAAAGTATTTCTGGAGTAATTAAGAAATAGGTATTCATACCTGGAGAATATTCTATACCCAACTTATAATCCTGTTGAGAATATCCAACTGATAAACCTTTACTAGTTTCTACCTCAGGGTAAGCATTCTCATCAATAGTTCTTACTTGGATATTACTTAACCTAGCTTTCATAGGTTTACCAGTTTGAGGCTTTCCAGTAATCATGCAATTTATTACTCCAGTAGCAGGTAAGTTACACCAAACTCCGGTATATCCTCCAGGAGTCATATCCCCCCCTATGTCAGTAGTATCTGAAGAATCTGGGCTATACCATTGGTAAATAAGGGGGATTTGATTACTATCATTGTAAGAGTAATAGTTACCCAACTCTGCATGAAACTCTTGTTTAATAGTTACGGGTTTAGTCTGAGTTACGTATAGGTATAACCTTTTATTTGATGGATTACCCGGTTGAGTAAAGGTCCTGGTAGCCTGCCTATCATAATCTTCCTTATTCTCATCTACCAAATAAGCGTAGTCATAATTGTTTTGGGCAGTTTGACCGTTTTCTACTAACCTACCCCAACTTACTGGAGTTGCAGTATCTTCGTCTTCATTAGGTTTTATATACTCTGTATAGGCAACCTGGGATTGATTGCTAGCAAGTAAGTACTCACATTTAGAAATTATGGTTATAGGAGAAATGCTACCTGCACTAGAATCATGACTTACATTCTTTATAGTTACACTTTCAACTTGGTCATACCATTGGAAGGTCCACCTCTTTACAGTTGCTACTGGTTTATGAGTAAGGTACAGATAAGCAGATTTACTTGGGTAATCGGCTATCCTATATTGTACTGTACCCTTTAAATCGAATACCGAACCATTGATAGACTTAGGATATGCCCTTACGGTAGTTATAGTTGGGTCATATGATAACGGTGTATTTGTAACTGTAAAGGAATCTATACCAACTCCACTAAAAATAGCTTCGTATTCTGCAGCTTCCTCAATATCAGATTCTATACCATTAATTACTAGTTTTCTCCAACATTTTAAATCTATAGATTGACCATGACTAGAACCAAACTGAGTATATTCCCAATTCATGGAATATCCCCCTACATCGGGATTACCATTAAAACCAATATAATAATTATAGGATACAGTTGCAGCTGATTGGTTGATATCTACTTGGTCAAGATTACTTGTACCTACTTGTCTAATTGTTACAGTAGCCCTTCTAATTGAAGATACTTTATTCTCTAAGCAAGTTACGAATAACTCAGCTTGAGTCTGGTCATTACTGTTTTTGGTAACTTCTAACCAGGATTCTTCGATTGGGTCAATGGTTACTTCTACAAATTCTTTAGTTGAAGTTTGTGTACCATTGATTACCTTCGTTCTGTAAGAATTAACTACAATAGTATCGGGGTCTATCATCTTATTTAGTACATTCAGTACCTTGGATGAAGGCTGAAATATATTAAAGGTATAATTCCAAGTAATACTTGCAGCTTGTTGTTCAACTGTCAAAGTTATCGAAGTATCACTACTACCAGTTTGAAATATAACGATATCTGCACTTCTTTGACTAGTAGTTGTATTCTCATCTACGGTTACTATGAGTGTATTAGATTGCTCTTTTACATGAATCCAACTTGGAGAACCCGGTATAGACGTAGTCCAAGTAGTATCTTCACTTTGACTTGTAACAGAACCGTTAACAATCTTATACCTTTTACTACTTATGGTAAAAGAGTAAGTACCACTAGGCTTAGCAGGCACTTGTTGATTTAAATCTTGAGTACCGTTATTTACCTTTAGTTCATAAGACCAAGCAACACTTGCAGCTGCCTGTTTTACACCTAAACTTAGAGTTTTACTACCGTACTCTAAGTTTAAACTATCACTAAGTTGAGATTCAGAAGTATTCTCTGGCATAGTAGCACTTATACGATATCCCACACCAAGTTCATAAGTTACACTAGTACTACTTACAAAACTAGGTTTAGTTTTTACAGTAGGAGTATCATTATGCCAAGTTGTATCTTTACCATTTACCACGTCCCAATAACCAGACCTTACTAAAGCTTTAACAGTTCCTCCAATATTTGGAGCTGTAGGGAAACTCTCCTTAATAACCAACTCTTCTCTAATGGCTACTGTACCTGCGGCCTGACTACAAGTAATGGTTACGGTTTTGCCTGAACCCACCTGCTCATATACTACAGTACCAGTTCTTGCTTGAGTTGTAGTATTCTCTTTCAGGGTAATAGCCACAGCAGCAGTAGCACTTTGTATTTCAGCAGAAGTAGATTTAACTTGGATATTAACACCTTCATGTGAACCTTCTACTAAAGAACCATTAATATATTTTTCACGATAACTACTAATTGTCCCAGATTTGGTTGTACCTAAGGCATCAAAGTTTAACGTTGGAGTAGAAGTAGTTAATGTATATCTCCATTCTACTAGATATGCACTTTGAGTTACCGTAACTTCTTTATAAACGGTATCCATAGTTGCCCTTACTACTACACTTCTTTGATTTGCAGTTTTATTTTCTGCTACCGTCAAAGTAGTACCAGATAAACTAAATCCGGTTACTGCAGTAGGTATACTAAGTGTAGGAGTACCGGTAGCATCGGAAGCTGCATTGGTTGCACCTGAAGACCAATGATTAGTTCTGCTTGCCCTTGCACTTGCAGAGATTTGTGATGTACCACCTTGTTCGGTAAAGGTACTTGGGTTTGCAGAAATGGAAACTACCCATGTACCTTGACTTGTATTGGTAATCTTATTCTCTGCCTGATATATATCGATTGAGGCACTACCAGATTTACCATTAAGAGTAACGGTTAATGTACGGCTTCCCAACTTAGTTCTTGCCTTTGCAGTTGTACCAAGATTAGAACCTGAGATATTTTCGGACCATACTACTGAAGCTCCAGAACTTATAGTACCACCATCATTGGTTTTACCATTCCATCCCCAAAGTTGAGAATAAGTATAAGTAGGTGTAACTGCAGTCCCTCCTGATGCAGGGATATCTGCAATGCTTCCTAAATATACAGTAGGTGTACCATAAGTTTTTACACCTGCTAATTGAGCAAATGTTACTGTAACTTTTTTACCAGATTCATTTTGAGTACTAGTAAATACTTGAGAACGGGAGTTTTCTGATTTATTCTCTAAAGCAGTATAGTGATTCTCGTCATCCATAAATATCCAAGAGGGTAAGTCAGGAGATGAAAAACCTACATCTACACTAGTACCCACAGGTTTACCATTTATATACCTTTGCTTAAATGAATTATACCCTGCTATTGCGGGAGTTGCAGAACCTCCTAAAGCTGTATAATTTAGATTTGGATTCTGAACTGAAAAGGTATACTCCCAAGTTTCAACTCCTGCATCCTGAGTAAATTGAACTGTTATCTGTTTACCTGACTCATTCTGAGTAAAGGTTAAACTTGCAGAACGTTGATTTAGAGTTGTATTTTCTGAAGCTTTATAACCTTCATCATAAACAATCCAGTCCGGATAAGCAGATTGGGTATAACCCACAGAAATAGTATCTCCGATAGCTACTCCATCTATCTGTTTTTGTTTAGTAGTACCTAAACCAAACGACCAAGGAGTAGGATACCCTCCCAAAGCTGGGAAGTTTAAAACTGTGTCTACTACAGTAAAAGCATATCTATAGGTTACCTTATGAATATCAGAAAGTTGTACGGTTTCATTGTTTCCATAGGAACTGGCATTGGATATTTCCAAGCCAACGTAATTTTCTCCCGTTCCTGTAGGAGAGAGTGCCAACAATTCAGCCTTGGTAGGGCATTCGTTTGAATCCTTACCAAGGCCTACTTTAGTTTTGACAGCACTCCATGTTGCTATCTCACCCATATTAATCTAAGTTTGTGAACAAAAGTTTTTCTCTTAATTCATCAATCTCGGCTTTCAGAAGTTTAATACCTTCGATTGCCAATACTGACATCTTAGAATAATCTACCTCTTTAACCAGGATATAGGTTTCTCCATCCTTTTCTACCTTTTCGAAGGCTTCTGGATTAGGAACTGTTTCAGGTTTAACCGTATTCTCAGAAACTAATTCTGGGAAATATTTTTCGATTGTCTGAGCAATTGTACCTATATCGTGATTACCACGAATCATAAATGAATCCGTAGGTATAGAGCAGATTTCATCGAGAGTATGTTCCAATGGTTTAATGAAAGTCTTAAGTCTTTCGTCAGATTCTTTCCATAAACCAGAAGGAGCAGATACCTTCTTAAAGATAATCTCAGCAGTAGTACCCAATCCCAACTGGTCTCTTGTTACTCCATGAGGATTACTCATGTTCTGCATGTGAGTAGTAAGATTGGTTTGAGCATTGGTACCTGCAGCCTTGGCATCTGCAATAGCCGTAGCTTGAGCAGTAGATACTGGTTTATCTGCATCTGATGTATTGTTAACATTACCCAATCCCACTTGAGCTTTAGTTACTCCATGAGGATTAGATTTATTACCAATATGGGAATCTACTTTGGCATTCACAGTAGTATCTGCTTTAGCTCTTGTTGCAGCTTCATCTGAAATTAACTTCTCTACTCTTGTAATCTCACCTTTTCGGTCATTGACTTCCTTAGTGATATTATTCTGAAGAGTAGTATCAGCACCTCTTAAGTCTTCAGCAACTAATTCAACTGCAGCTTCAAGGTCAGTTCTTACTTGAGTATCTGCAGCTTTTCTGTCGGATACCTCTTTATTGATAGCAGTAGTGAGTTCTGTTTTAGCAGCAGCTATTGCAGAATTTCTATCTACTACCTCTTGAGCAATATCATCAGCCAGCTCTCCTTGCAAAGCATTAATAGCAGCTTCCCTTGCAGTAGTCTCATCGGATATCTGTTTCGGTAAAGTAGTATCCAACTTAACTTTATCAGCAGCAGTCATAACACCGGCTTTAGCAGAAGTAGCAGCAAGGATATCTAAGCCTTTAACACCAGTACCATTTACGGATTCATAATTTAAGGTACCTTTAGAAGCATCAGTAGTAATACTGACTAATCGTACAGGATTAAAATTCTTAAGACCCTGTAGTTCATCTGCGGTAGTTTTACCTTTAGCTCCATCATAAGCAGTACCAGATATCTCACCAATGATTAAACCTCCAGAAGTAATTGGTACCCAAGTAGTACCTGACCAACGGAATTGATATCCTGGATGTCCTTCAGTTATATCGTTGTAAGATTTACCAGCTTCTCCAGTTACTGGATTAGCATGAGCAGCATCAGAATACAATTTGATATTAGATATCTGGTTAGTTGGTGATACATCGTAGGTTGCATATACATCAATTACGTCATCTACATAAGAAGGTAATTGAGCTGCGGGTACCTTACCGTCTGAACCCAAAGAAGCTAGACCATTGGCCTGACCCTTGGTTGCCTTAAAAGTATCAAGGTCATCCTGAACTAACTGAATACTATCAGTTAGTTCAGTTTTCAGTGCAGTATCAGCTGTGGTTCTGTCTTGGATTTCTTTATCAATCTTTGCACCCAGTGCAGTATCAGCTGTGGTTCTGTCTTGGATTTCTTTATCTACTTTTGAGCTCAATGTGTCCAGCTGAGTTTTCAGAGAATCATTGCCCTCAACTCTTTCTTTATTGATTTCAGATTGATACTTCCCAAGCTCTTTATCCCAAGCTTGGTCAGTATTTACAATCTTAGGGTCTGTGGTAGCATTTACCAAAGTACCATATATAGGAATTTCTGCCATAGTTATAAGTTTTTATCCGATTACAAAATTGAAATTACCGGCTTTTAAAGCTCCTTCAGTACGGTAGCATTTGTATGAACCTTTACCTTCTACAGTTACTGTAGCTGCAGCAGCCATAGGAACTCCAAATCCAGAAGAAGTTACCTTAGTTATACTGAAGTTAGAAGGTACGCATAACCATACATATTCTCCTTCAGCAATTCCCGTCATGTTATAAGTTCCGTTAGGAGAACTCTTTATTGCCTGTTTGGTAAGACCCAAAACATCTTCACCGGTTAATGCTGCCTTAGCAGAATGTCCAAAGTACATAGGATAGTAAGCATTTACGTTAGCAGTTGCTGTTTTAGTTACACCCTTGCTTGTAATACTTAAAGTATAAGTAGTACGGTCATCCTCAGTATTAAGGGTATCCTTAATATTTAAGCTAGCAATTGGTGTACTGTTTATAACAGTAGTTCCTCTTTTAACTGATAAAGTTTCTGGAACAAGCAGTTTACTGTTGAATAGGTTATTACCACGAATAGTAATATCTGCATCAACTCCTTTCTCAATAATTGTAGGACTTACCGAAAAGCCAGAGATTTGGGTAAACTGAGTATATAATACTTCCCAAACCTCATCATGTCTACCGTCGGCAATTTGCTTATCCAATTCCTTCATGCCATCTACAATGTTTGAGGATTCTGAAAGGTAATTAGTATCTTCCAGAGAAGGCAATGCCAAGGCCTCTGTAAGACCCACTGCAGTTTTTACCTTAGTAATCTTATCATCGGCATCTGCCTTATCTACTTCGATACGTTTTTGTACTTTACCAAAAGCTGCCGAAGTAGTATCTGTTACCTTTACATCCAAATCTGCAGGAGTAGTACCGGTTGCCTTTACATAGCCATCGAGTTTGATATCAGTACCATTAAGTACTGGATTAGAATCCAAACGATGAGTATTGATAGTATGAGCATTGGTAGCATCAATATTATCCTGCAAAGTAGTATCGGCTTCAGTACGGGCAGTCTCTTCAGCAGTGATATTTTCTTGCAGAGTAGTATCAGCTGCTTCCCTTGCATCTTCTTCGTTATCGATACGAGTACCCAAAGCCGTGTCTGCAGATTCCCTGTCTGTAACTTCTTTATCAATACGAGCTCCTAAAGCAGTATCAGCTTCTGCTCGGGTAGTTGCCTCTGCAGTGATATTATCCTGCAATGTTTTGTCAGCAGCTTTTCTTTCTGCAATCTCAGTATCGATACGAACTCCCAGTGCATCATCAGCAGCAGTTCTTGCAGCTTCTTCTGCATCCAGGGCATCTTGAAGAGCCTTATCTGCAGCCATTCTTTCTTCCCTTTCGGTTCCCAGGTCTGCAGTATTCTGGTCGATTTTACCTTCCAACCGAATGTCTTCTGCCTTACGAGCAGCAATCTCAGTTTCAAGTAAAGCCTTAACTTCCAGATAAGAACCAGAAATATTATTCTGAATACCCTGAATCAATTCCAAATTTCTCTGAATGTTTGCAGCATTCTGAGTGATAAGAGCATCTTGGTTATTTGCTCTTGCCAACAATTCAGTACGAGTTTCAGTAACATAGGTTCTTAAATCCTCTACTGTCTTTGTTAAAGTAGTACTTAGAGTAGTAAGCTTAGCATCTAAAGCAGCATCACCTTCAACTCGTTTTTCAGTTTCTGTCTCAATCTTCGTAGTTAACTCATTTAACTTCTGAGTCATGGTTGTTGCGAAGTTGGGGTCATCACCAAGGGCTTTGGCAATTTCCTCAAGTGTATCCAGTACACCTGGAGCAGAACCAATGATTTTCTGAATTGCAGCTTCTACCTCAGCTTCTGTTTGGAATCCTGAATCATTCAGAAGTTCAGAAACTTTAGTGATATAGTTAGCATGTTCTTCAATGCCGTTCAATTTGTTCAAAAGAACATCAGTAAAGTCATTTGAAGAAAGTACTTTGCCATCTACCTTGTCTACCTTCTTAGATTCAAGACCCTGGATAGCAGTTGTACGGTCTGAGATTTCCTGGGCAATCTTATTATCTAATAAGGTATCTGCATTGGTACGGTCTGTAACTTCTTTATCGATATTTACCTGAAGAGCAGTATCACCTGCTAAACGAGCATTAGCTTCATCTGAGATATCTTTAGATAAACCATTTACTTCGTCTTTATGATTGGCTATTGCAGTATCTAAATTGGCCTGTATAGCATTCTCTCTAGCGGTTGCTCGGTCTTTCTCGGTATTAATAGCTACCGTATTAGCTTCTACCTTTGTTTTAAGTTCATCTACCTTTTCATTAGATTCTTTCTTTAGGGAATTAATCTTCTCTTCTAATAAAGTATCAGCACCTCTCCTTTCATCTATCTCTCCATTAATCTTATTAGTAAGGATAGTTAATTGCCCACCAACTTCAACCGTTAAAGTTTGAATTTTGCCGTCTATAGCAGTTTCCAATGCAGTATCTGCAGACTTACGGTCTCCAATTTCCTTATCCAGGTTTACTTGAAGGATTTGGTCTGCTGCCTTACGTTCAGCTGTTTCTGTACCCAAAGCAATGTTGGTAGTATCAATACGAGAACTCAGATTACTGTCGCCATTAGTACGGTCCACAATTTCCTCATTAACCATATCCTTAACTTCTTTGTAGTTATCAGCAATGGTTTTATTCATGGCAGTGATTGCCTCAGAGTTCTTTGTGATATTTGCTTGGTTAGTAGCAATAGCCGTAGTATTAGCATTTACCTGAGCAGTCAATTCGTTCTTAACCGTATTGATAGCATCCTGCATTGATAAAGCTAAATCCGAAACTCTCTGAGTAAGAGCAGCGATATTATCGGTATGGGTTTTATCAGCATCCTTCCTATCTACAGTTTCTTTATCGATATTTGCCTGTAAGATAGCATCAGCATCTTTACGGTCTTGGATTTCTTTTGCCAAGTTATCTTTAACTACTTGAAGAGCAGTATCTCCAGTAGCAGCCGAGTTATCTACATACTCTTTAAGTTCTTCCTTAAGAGCAGCATCTGCTTCAATTCTTGCGGTTTCTTCATCAGTTATATTTGCCTGGAGGGCTACATCAGCAGCTTCCCGGTCTTCAATCTCTTGGTTTACCTTTTCTGTAATTGCTGCCAACTTCTTGGTGATAGTTGAAGCAAAATTAGGGTCATCACCTAATGCCCTAGCAATCTCTTCCAGAGTATCAAGTACTTCTGGTGCAGAACCAATAATCTTTTCAATTGCTGCCTCTACTTCTGCTTCAGTTTGATAACCGGCATCATTTGCCAATTGTGATACCAAGGTAATGTAATTTGCATGTTCCTCGATTCCATTCAATTTGGCAAGCAAGAGATCTGTAAAGTCATTCTTAGTTAAAGAATAACCTTCTCTTTTATCTACCTTCTTGGAATTAAGGTCAGCATCTGCAGCAATACGAGCTTCCTTCTCTGCTTCAATTGCAGCAAGTACATCAGACTTATCACCATCAGTCTTTTCACTTAGGGCAGTTATCTTCTGGTCAAGGATTTGGTCCTGAGCAGTACGAGTTGCAGCTTCAGAATTAATATTAGTCTGAAGAACCTGGTCTGCAGATTCCCGAGCTTGAGCCTCTTTATCAATGTTTACCTGGAGGGTATTATCTGCATTGGTACGGTCAGCAACCTCTTTGGTAATTGAATTCTGAAGAGTTTCATCGGCAGCTTTACGATTTACTACCTCATCAGAAAGTTTACTTTCTAAGGCAGCATCACCAGTTTGACGATTAGTGATTTCTTCAGTGAGTTTCAACTGAATGTTTGCATCTGCATTTGCTCTCAATTGGGCTTCTGCAGCAATGTCTTGTTTGAGCTCTGCCTTATCATTGATATGCAATGTATTCAGTTGGTGAATACTTTCTGATAAAGCATCGTCAGCCGTTTTACGAAGCTCAGCTTCTTTATCTACCAAGTCTTTAGCATATGCCTTAGCTTCTGCCAATGAACCAGTAGTTTCATTTCTGAGGTCTGCAATGTCAGCAGTATTCTTATCGACTTTTGCTTCTATCTTATCTATCTTATTGATAAGGTTAGTAACTGCAGTGTCGATTTTATCATTAAGTAAATCCACTGCCTTAATGAAATTAGAGTTAACCTCACTAATTTGGGTACTCAGTTTCCCTTCCTCCTCCTTAGCTCGGTTAACTTCATCTGTCAGTGCATTACGTAAATCCGTTAATTTGTTGGTAATTGTAGTAGCAAAGTTGGGGTCATTTCCCAATGCTTCTGCCAATTCCTTTAATGTATCAAGTGCATCATCGGCACCATCAATCAAATCACTGATAGCTTGTCTTACCTGTTCTTCAGTTTGGAACTTAGTATCATTCTCCAACTGAGAAAGCTTAGTGATGTAGTTTGCTCTTTCTTCAATGCCTTCCAGTTTCTCTTTGAGTTTATCCGTGAAGTCATTTTTAGATAAGTCGTATCCTTCTCTCTTATCTACCTTATTGGCAATAGAAAGAACGAATGCCCAGAACTCATTAATAGTTCCAGCAAACCCGGCCTTTACGAAGTCATCAAAATAACCTTGTAAAAGTCTTTGGTCAATTTCTTCATTTGTGTAATACTTACTTACGTACATATTGTTATTATTTTAAGGATTGATTACTTGCTTACCACAGAAGAAGTCAGAATTCTTATCTCTGAATGGTTCTCCTTCTTTTCCACAGAAGGCATTCATTGGAATATCTGGATGTTCTGGGTCTGGGTCTCCCCCGTCTTCAATATCACCCCTGATTATTGCATAATCTGGAAGTTGATTGATACGGAATTTTATCACCTGGCCAATACCCGGATGAGGTATTATCTTATCCCAAACTTCTCCAAAGTAATCTTGAAAGCAAGTAACGAACTTACCTCCAGTCATAGACTGAAATGTAGTAACGTCTAAATTACTTTTCTTACTTTCAATATGTACTCCAGATGTACCGTTCAAGACAATCAGGTTACTGTCAAACCAAATACCGTTTCCGGTATTAATTGGTTTCCATCGTAACATTAACATCTTTGCCATATACTTTTCAATTTTATTCTACGAATTGTATTTTGGTATCTCGGTCCCTTTTTAGGATAACCATGAAGACTAATGCTTCATCCTTGGCCTGAGCAACTTGTGTATCTCCAGAAGGTTTATAAGTAATACCATTAATTACGAACCTATCTTCAGACCAGTTAAAATCCCAATAGCCTTCTGGAGTTAAATGTCCCAGTTGTTCTATATATGATTTAGTAACCAGTATTGATAAATTCTCATCATCGAGTTCTCCAGTTACTGTTGCCTTATTAATAGGCCAGTTTCTGAAGGCATTGTAATAACATAATGCCTCGATTGGTATATTATAATATTTAGGGATTTCATCTTCTCCATGACTTAGGAGTTGATTTACATTCTTTGCCCAAGTTATAGTTTGCCTACCAGCATCTATATCCAAGAAATCATTTATAATCTTCTTGTATCTATCCCAAGACCGGTTCTTAACCAATCTATGAGGAGTCTTGGTCATCGTTTTCTAATTAAGGTTCTACCATTACGTTTTACTGGAGAGCTGGGGTTTGGCCCATCTATTAATCCAGGTCTTCTTCTGTCTACTACTCTTGGAACTACTACATGACTTGATTGGTCACAGAATGGTAAGTAGATTTCCAATCGTCCAGCTAACATACAAAGGTTTTTTCTTAACTCGTCTATGATACCACCAGGTTGCATTGCTTGAGAAAATGTTTTCCATAGGGAAGATGTTGCATCGGCAAGGGTATCATAGTACTGTACTTCAGTAGGCCCAGTTGTGATTTGTTTGATTCTATCACCTCGAGCTTGTTCCGGTTTAGAAGAACCATCACCAACTTGTTCTTTGGTTGAAGTAAGTTGACTTAGGTATTCTCCTGTACTTGTTAATAAATTAAGGAGCTTAACATTGAGATAATCCCATGCTGCCAATTCCATAATTAATTGGTTTTCTAGAGCTTCATACATTAACTCATCATTATATTTATCCAGTGGGATAATATGATTTACTAGCGGTTGGATATATAACTGCCATTTAGTTATGTACATTGCTTTCTCTTCTGATGACATACCATCTGAGATTTCTGAAGGAATGTAATAATTGATTAGATTATATATACTATCAGTTAATGTAGTTTTGGACTCGGTATTTACAATTATGGTTTTAGTTGCATTTAAGTTAAGTCCTTCGGAGTTCGTTATGTTCAACGCTACTGTATAGAATCCGGACTTTTCATAAGTATAAGTAGGTTGTTTAACATCATAAACGGACCCCTTATCATCACCAAAGTCCCAGTCAAAAATGGCCTTGGCTGGGACTTTGGTTAATACTCTAAATGAAACTTCCAGACCATTCGCAATAGCTACAAAGTCTAGATTGTCCATGGTATCTTATTTTTTAGATTCTTCGAACTCTTCCAACAGAACCTGAATCAAAGTTTCAACTGTATCACCTTTGTCGGCAACAATTTCGTGACGAGCAGCGATAAGGGTTGCTTCTTCGAGAGTATAGGCTTTGGCAATCTTTTTGATTTCCATACCTTTTTCGAACTGAGCATTCAGTTTCTTTTCCAACTTATCGATGTCATCATTGGAGTATTTGTCGACAGCTTTCTTATCAAGAACCAAACGCAGGTGACCTGAATTCAAAGCCATCTGAATCTTTTTAGTTCTGTACTGTCGAGCACTCAATTCTTTTTCTTCTCCTCTACAAATTGTAATACCTGTAGATTGGTCATGGAAGCTGTAAGCTTTAGCACCTACAGTTACTTTATATTTATCCATAATTTTACTAAGTTTTTAGATGTTTAAAATTAGGGGTAGGTCCTCGCAAAACCTACCCCATCAAGAAATGGAATTATTTGTAAAATAAACCAGGTGTATTATTACTCAAGGTTAACCAAGAGATACGGGTCAATGTTCATAAATTCGGGGAATCCAAATTCTGAGAACTTCTTCTCTGCAGACAGAATCAATGCAGCATCCTGATACATCTTAGAGAAGCCTGTAGTCAGAGTAGCATAGATTGCCTGAGTCTGATTTGATACGATTCTTTCTGATTCAAGCATCAACTGTTTTGCAGTCAGTTTAATCAAAGCAGCAGTTGTATCAATCAACAGCAAACCTTGGTCAGGTGTTCCCGGATGAATATAGAAGTTAGCATTCTTAGGTACCGGAGACTTCACGTTCAGTGTAGCTTCAGTTGTACCAGAATGACGTTCTTTGAATTCCGGCAAGTTCAGCATTTCGATTGCCTGGTCTTCACCACCAATCATAGTAGTAAAGTTACGTCCCATACGAGCAGCTCTTACCCAGATATGTAGCAAGTCTTTGTAAGTGATACCATTCGTAGTTTCATATACACCGATAACCGGAGCAGATTCTGAACCATCAGGTTTGTTACCGTTGATAACAACATCCATTGCCAGAGTATCCATTGCATAACCAAGCTGAACACCGAAGTCACGAAGGTAGATTGCCAATACATCCAGAGATACGTAGTTACGAACTTCATCAGTAAGTTTGAATCCCTTACCAATTTTGAAGAGACTTACTGATTTCTGTCCAAAGCTTACATCTCCCAATGGGATAGTTTCTGCTTCGTTAACCTTTGCAGGTGCAGCATCGGACATATTAATCATCGGCATGATTGCGCTAAGACCACTGATTGACTGGTCAGATGCAATAATCTCCGGATAGAACGGAGCTTGACGCATACCAAGAGTGATAGCAGAACGAATGATTTCCGGAACAATCCAACGAACATCTTGCTGAGGCATCGTGAAGATGTTTTCCATTGTGTCGATTTTCGGATTGATATCCAACTTCTCGAACAATTCATCTTGGGTAATACCCCATTTACCAGTGGTAAGTTCACCTAATGTGATGTCCACAGGTTTTTTGTTCTGTGAACCTTGACGGTAAGCATCCAACTGCTGTACCATTTGAGGAAGTTCTTTTGCGAAGTCTTCTCTCTTCAATTTTGAAATATCAACTTTTTCCATGTTTCTTCTTCTCTTATTTAATAAGTACTTGAATTACCTCGTTTGCCTCATCTGCAGGTGTGATGGCAATGAAAGGTGTAGCATCTGTTGACTGGTTTGCTTTTACAAATCGGCCGTTCAGTAAGTCACCAGAGGGAACTACATATCCTGCTTTTAAGTCAGCAGCATTAGATACCCAGTTACAAATCATGTAACCTTCCACAGCAACAGTTACCTCTACTGGGAATTTGTTCTGTGCCTGGTAAGCAGGATTTACATTGTCGGTTACTGCCACTCCGATATATACCTGAGTAGATTCAGTGTAAGGTTCAATTAAACCGTCTTCTCCAAGAGCTACCGGCATACCTTGCAAAATTGTTTCACCATCTTTTACACAGAAAGCTTGGTGCAATTTGTGTGATTCACTTTTGTAAATCACCGCTCTTGGGGTCTTTTCCCCAAACAGCGTCATTGGCTGGTCTTTATTTACGATTTTAGTCATAACAGTGATATTTATCGATTATTACTTGAATTTCTTCTTATACAAGTCTTCGAGGGTTTCCGAAGTAGACTTGGCTTCTGCATTCGAAGTAGTTGCAGGTTTCTGAGTTCCAGTCTTTTCATCAGTCTCTGCAACAGAAGAAGCACGGCTTACATCATGAGAACCACAGCTTGCACATACCATTGGGAATTTTTCTTCCAGACGACTCTGATAATCCTTAGTTAAGGAGATGAGAGTAACGATGCCAGTAGTTTCGGCATTCAACATTGTAACAATAGTTTCATCGGCTTTGTCACCCATCAACTTCTTGTAAGTAGTAACAGCATTTTCACGGAGAGAAGCAATGTGATTCTTTCCTACAGTTGCCATTTCCTTCAAGTTTGCAACTTCTGCATTCAGGTTGGTAATCTGTTCTGTAAGAGAAGATTTCTCTGTAGTAAGATTATCTACCGTTGTCTGAAGACTGTTTTTGGATGATACCAAGCTTTGAATACAAGAAATAACTTCTTCCTGAGTCATTTCTTTGCCCTCTGCCAGAGATAACATGTTATCTCCGAAAAGCTTTTCTAAAAATTCTTGCAATTCTTTGTTCATATTTTCTTTATTAGGATTATGATTTTCTTGGGTACCATTATCATTAAAAGAATCTGGAGTATTGTCCTTTTCTTGGAATGAGTTGAAGTCCGTTTTGTAGTCAGTAAAGAAGTACTGTTTGGACTTGTCATCCCGATATTCCTCATAAGAAGACCAGGTTCTTTTTGCAAAGGTTGGATTAATGATTTTACCATCTTCACCAATCTTTTGAGCAAATGAATCAGCTCCATGAGATACCAGGGATGTTTCCATATATCGAACTACCTCAGTAACTATTCTACGAACCATTTCACCTTTAGAGTCATAAGTACCAAGTTTTTGATAGAATTCACCATCTTCCATTCCTGGGTGTGATTTATCCCACTTAAACTGTACTGTTACCGAGTTACTATGAATTGAAGGAGGTTCCATGAGAATACCTCTAGCAATTCTTGGGTTAGCTTTACCATCAATCTTCAAAATACCGTTGATACCTGCAGGTATAGTAAAGCTTCCATCCTTATAAGACTCCTGCCACATTACTTGAGATACAGCTCCAATTGCATTACCAATATTTGTTTCATGGTCGCAATTTACTGTTTGCCCGAGTAACAGTTTCATGGAAGCCTTAAGTACTCCATTCTGACTAAAGTCAGTAGGATTCCAGTTCTTAGATACAATCGTTTCAGAAAGTAACCTAAACATTGGTTCTATGAACTCTTCGTCCTTCGGAGTAAGTTCCGATTTATCAAGGTTTGGATAATAGGTATTATAATCTATATCCCCTCCCCAAAATCCAAATTGAGCAATGGTATCCGGTGTCGGAGTCTTCCATTTGTAATAATTCTCTGAGAAAGCCTGGGCTCCAACTGCTTCTGGGATATACCCAGCCATAATGGTATGACCCTGGCCAATCACCATTGAATCAAGATGCTCTTTGTTTCTTTTAGTAAATTTACTCATCTTGCTTTTGTATTTTGGTCTCCACGAGATGGAGCCGGATTAGTTTTATCTCTTGACCTACGAGCAGATTGATTTTTATCATCTTGCCTTTGCTTCTTCTTAGTTCCTTCTTGAGGGTCTGAGTTACCGCCTTTAGCAAATTGGTCCTCAAGTGAAACTCTTGGTTCATTCTCATCAGGAGAATCATAACCCATTGCCCAAGCATATTGGTCTTGGCTAATGATACCAGCCTTATATAATAAATCCAGGTTTTGGATTTTATACTGAAGACCTTGTTGAACCTTAACTTCATCAGAGATAGTTGAAGTTCCCCATGATATCTTTATTCCCTTATTATCAAAGCCTGCCAGACGCAGTTCTAGAGAATAAAGAAAATCCAATACATAAGTTACAAGCATTTGGATATTTTTTAACTGGCTGATTAATTTAGACAGCATTATACCCGTTGCTCCCTCTCCCGTTGTTGAACTAACTCCAATAAGGTTTCCATTAACTCCCAAACCATTTGCAACTGATTGCTGATTCATGTTCCAGGGTTTCTCAATATTACCAAGCTCCTTGGTAGTTGAATTGAGTTTAAACTCATGGTCATCAATATAACCCGTTACTATTCCGTCCTTCATGCCATTACGAAGATTTCTTTTCAAATCCTTTAGTGTACGTTCAAGACGATTCTGGTAAGCTTGTAAGCTTTCATTAGGATTCTGGTCTGGTTTAGTCATCTTAGCTTCCAAGAATCCTACCATACCAACCATCTCCATTATGTGTTTGAAGTTAACCTTCATATCATGTTGACCTTTTAATGAATCCAATGCTGCCATAAAAGGAGGAATCCCATAAGGTTCATCGGTATCATTAAACATACCAGCATACACATAAGTTTCTGGGTTTAGTTTGATATAATCTTGGTGCTTAACAAAGTAATTCTTATTCCTCTGGTAAGGAGAATATACTCCATTGTTCTCCCTTTTGAAAACAATGTTCTCTGGTCTAAGGAATAAGACTGTATCTAAACTTTCTAGCCTATCATTAGGAACTCCTTCAACAGATATAGCTCCACTAACAAGGCATTGTACAATCATCTTATTAACTAGACCGTCTATACCAGCAGTATACCTGGACCATTTCTTTGTAGCTTCGGTAAGATGTTTTCTCATCTTATCTGCTTCGGCATCTGAATTATTTGGGAATGTTACCGTATGACCTGTGTTTGCCAACTTAAACATATCCTGCAAAGCAATGCCCATATCCGGATTTACCTTATATAAATCACGAATCAAAGGGATTACTTCAACACGAAAAGAAGGATCTACCATTACGGTCATCCCTTTCAGAGTACTGAGTAAAGAGTTATCTTCATCTACTGATACTCTACCAGGAGATATAGCAGCAGCTTTTGGCTTGCTTGGCTCCTTGTTTGATTCAGGAGGTGGGTCTTTCTTTCTACCCCAACTCCAATTAAAATTGAGCTTTTTCATTTCGGTTGTACTATTACGTTAGTTTTTCCTTTTCTTATGTGATTACAGATTGCTTTACCGAATATAGAGTCATCTGCATATACATCCCCCTCTAGGTCTACATCTACTGTAGAATTATTAGCTCTATGCTTACCCATTGCAACTGGCCTACCTAAACCATCATATATGAAGGTATATGCTTCTTGAACAAAGAAAGGGTCTTTAACAGTAATATTATCTTCTCGAATATCCTGTTCAAGTCCCTCTACAATAACAGAACGGTTCTTTTGTGTAGTTAACCATCCTGGAGATTTATCTACCTCAGGTCTAGATTTACCTTTCTTCTTAAGCATTTTCTGATAATAATACAGTTTAGGATAACCTTCAGTTTGAAGAGCAGAAGTTACTGCTAATCCAACATCATTGGATTCTGGAGCAATGGTAGCAAAGTTAAACAAATGCCCTGTATCTCCAAGTAACCTTGCATACTTATCTACTGAAAGTCTACCTTTGAATACTGCTTGTTCTTCTCCTTGTTTATCCATGCAAGTAAATGCAGAGTAGTCAGAAGACCTACCAGTTGAAACGTCAGCACCAATGAAATATTCCTTATCTGGTGCTGGTTCTAAGAATTGCCGATATTGACCATTGAATCTTTTCTTAATAACCGGATAATCACTAAGACAGTCTTCGATAGCTTTTATGTCAGCTAAGTCGAAGACCGTATTTCCAGATGATAAGAAGTCACCATCAATTTCTTGTGCAGTTCTTTTGGTTCCCAAAGCAGAAGACATTTCATTGTACCAATTAATATCTCGTTCTGGGTGCATTTGCCAATACAATCTGAGTGGGTTAAATGGATTCCCACCTGCAATAGCATCAACCCAAGTTGAGTGGTAGAAGTTACCAACTCCATAAGGAGTGGAATTGATGATAGCAGCTCCACCAGTGGAAAGAGTAGGAAAAGCGGCTGCCCAAATCTGGGCTGCCCATCTAACTACTGCTGCTTCATCAATTACCAATAAGGATAGAGATTCCGAACGACCAGCTTCAGAAGACGTTGGGATAGATTCTATGAATGAGCCATTATCAAACTCTATCATTGATGCAGAACCATATTCTCCAGAACGTCCATTAATAATCGGTGTCTGTAAATACCATGGCAGGTTTTTGTACATGAACTTAATCTTCTTTAGTACCTTCTTTGCTGTTGTGTCCTTGATTGAGATAATGTTAATCTTCTTGTTAGGATGATACATTGCCAACCATAGGCAGTACATAGATATAAGCTCCGTAATACCTGCCTGCCTGAACTTAAGCAGAATATTGAAACGTTCTTTTACGAAGTTATACAGAACCGATTTTTGATACGGGTAAAGTTCAAATCTTACCTTTCCCCTCATAGGGTGTATCACATAAGTGAAAAGGCTAAAGTAAAAAACATCATTACTAACCTTAGCAAGTGTTGCTAGTTCTTCCCTTGTGAGAGCAGATGTGTTAGTTTCTATGTTAATCTTCTTTGCCATAATCAAAAGTTATATGTTACTGAAAACTCTAAGTCAGCTTTTATTCCCGAAAAGAACTTCGGATAATGAAAAGCATTTATACCAAGTTTATAATTGAAATTAGTAGTCTTGATTGAAAGGCCTGTCCCTATGTCTAACATTTGATTAAAGACCCTATATTTACCATAAACGTATGGACTTAGAGTTAGTTTTCTAATTCTTTTTTGAGTTAATTGACCTTCATACCAATTGTACTTATACTTATCTAAGTCCATGTTAAACATTCTCGTTGAATAAGAGTTTGTTTCCTTGTTGAATAAACTTAGGTTCAATTGGTTTTTATCCAAGGTAAATTGGACCAGAGAATCTTCTCTACTAATCCTATTCGAAGTAACCGCTGTTGAATCAGAAGCTTGTGGTTTAGTCGAATTGCTACTGTTTCGATAGAAGTCGTAGAGAAGAATTCTCTGGGGCTGAACCAATTGTGTATAGGGTATCACAGGTTTGAAGTTCTCTTTCAATTTGATTGTATCAGGAATGCCAATGACCGATGAATCAGGAAGTTGTCTGATATATGAATTCAGTTTGTAATTCCTGAAGCAAAGGTAAATAGTAAATCCTAGTAGCAAAAGTACTAAGGCATTCTTTAGGTTTTTCTTGTTCATAAGCTAACATATTAATTATCAATGACTTGGCATTCAGTTGCCAAGAGTAATACATACTTAATCAATTCAAAATCAATCAGTTACGTTCTTGGCTTGTTCTCCTTCTCCCTTAACAATCCCTTTTCCTTTCAGATTAGAATTATGTTCTATTGGCTAATAGTCTAATAGCTATAGGTAAGCTAAACAAAAAAGAGAAAATATATAAAAGAGAAAAAATAAAAATTCAAGGTATCTGGGCCTTCTTGATACATTTCCTAAACCAAATCCCAACTTCATATACAGAACCTTTGGCAATTGTATACCTTGCCTTGTTTAACCAGTAAAGGTAATTCTCTTGGTCAATGTAAATCTTAAATTTTTTAGGAAATCCCATAATTACCTTGAAATCATTAATCCCAAGAGGATACCCATCGGGTCTAAATTGCCTATCTGCAGGTCTTAAAGTTAGAGGTGGTTTATCTAATTCTAATCGATATACTCCCGGGAGAGTACTCATCTTTGCAGTTTTAATGGGCCATTTCTTCTCGTTCTTGAAAGCACTATTCCATAATACTTGAATCTTCTCAACAGTCAGATTCTTCTTTTCGGGGAGTTTTCGATAATCATACATCGCCAAAGTTTTTTCTATTGGGATATTATAATTACTCCCGTAAGGAGATACAAAGAGCAAGTCTCTAGTAAGTTTTGGAGTTTTTACTTGGAATACTTCATCAAAAGCATTCAAGTATTTCTTACCGGTTTTCTTATGCACTCCAATGATGATTAGACGTTTCCTTGATACTTGAGAGTTCCCATAGTCAGAAACTGACCTTTCATGAAAAATAAGTTTATAGTCCTTAAAGGTTAAATTAAAGAACTCATAAGGAAGCAAAGATAGCAAACGAGGAAGATTTTCAATAAGAAAAATCTTAGGCTTATATTCTAATATTGCAGCAGTTACTAGATTTAAACTCCTGTTATCCTTAGGATTACCCAATTCTTTTACCTTTGAAAGCCTCATAATGGATGATGCCCCACAGTCTGGAGATGATATAATAACATCTACTCTCTCCTCAAATTGAGGTAAGTTATATCCTTTGTAGAATGGTATATCACCAAAATTAGCTTTCCATTGCTCTTCACCAGGAGTATGGAATACTCCTCTTACTTCTATATTCCCAATCAGATGTTTTCTGAAAGGGAAGAGCAGGGCACCTTGCCCTGCACATACTCCCAATACATTCATTTCTTGTAGCTTCTAAGTTTTACATACTTAACCCAGGAATAATGTTTACGAGTTCGGATGTATTCCAAGTCGTGGTCATTGTTATGGGCTTCTTCCTCGAAGCTTACATCATGGTATCTTTCGCTTTGTTTGTTCCACTTAGCAAAGAACATGATGATTAAGTACTCGATTGCATACCATAAGTAGTAGAATACCCACAACATCTCTTGCATTTGCTTGAGATGAATGTGCTCATGGTTGTAATCATAGGTGTCAAACTTAGCACCTTTCCTCACAAAGACAATTCCGAATAGGTTCATTGCCTTGTATCCCTTGAAAGGGATGAATTTGTTGTAAATTACCTTCATTATATCTTGTTTTTAAAGTTTTCGTAAGCGTTCTTTAACTTCTGGTCATAGGCATTTTCAGCATAACCAGGACCATTATACTTCCGAGCAAAGCCTGCCCAGTCATGTTCCTTCAGATTTTTCAAACAACTAGTGTTATTCATGTAGTAATACATGAGTTTTAGCTGACTTGCATGAGATTCTTGCATCTTTTTCACGAATTCAAAGACGTCTTTACAGCCACAATAGCTGTGATTGAAGCCCATAATCTGAAACATTCCCCAAGAAGCTGACTTCAAAGCACATTCTTCGTCAATTTTCTTGGCAATTTCGAGTCTTTTGTACTCATTTGCTCCTCCCAAGTACTTCGATTTATCCCATTTTGGGAAACAAATGGTAGGATAACTCTTTTGAGCGGCTACCGACTTGTCTAAACCGAACTTGTTTTTGATTTCTTTGTACATAATGTGACCTTCAAACAGAATTTGAGGTCTACCATCTACTAGAAATCCATCTCTACCTGCTCCTTCAACCAGTTGTACTGCCTTTAAAAGAGCTGGCTCCAGTCCTAAATCATTGGCCAGAGCCACAATCATTTCATTAGTTAACTTATCCATAACGTTATATTTTAAAGTTCATTAAAGAAAAGAAAGTATTGCGTATACCTTATCTGGATGATAGTTAGGAGTTCTATTATCTTATATAAAAATTTATAATAATATGGAAGAGAAACTCACATGTCACCTATGTAATTCACCATTAGATTTGGATGATTACGATTTAGCCAAAACAGTACCTCAATTAATGAGGGAAAAACAACTTTGTTTTCGATGTGCTTTTTGGCATAGAATCCTTGAATCAGATAAAACTTTGATAGAGGATTCTAATTATGAAATGATTCCCTTAGTTACACCCTATTTTCAGCATTATTCTATTCACTTAAATAAGATTTGGTTAGAAGTCGCTACCTTTAGAAGAGAGTCATTAGGTTCAACCAAGAAATATATTGCTGCAATGGTAAATAATAAATTGTATATAGGTTCGTATAATAATTGGGGATTCCAGGGAATAATTCCGGCACACTTAAGAGAACTTTTTACTCCAAATGGTATAATCCTAACTCCAGAACAACTAGACGACTTACTTAACCGGAAATCCTTTACCGCAGCAGATTTAAAAATTCTTATTGATAATTGCATTAAATCAGAATAATTTTGTATATTTGCATAAACATTTTAATAATAAAGATATGAAAAAGAACAAAGAAACCAAAAAGCTAAAGGAGGGTGAAGAAGTCATTTTCTCTGATGGCAAAACCTTAATGGAGAAGGTAATCGTAGAATCTATCGATAAGAAAGGTGGATTTGCAGTACTGAGCAATAAAGTAAAAGTATCAAGAACTATTGGACCAGATGGATGTTACACAAGGTTAGATGGTAAATCATCTATGGTATTACCTTTAACGGATAAATCCGAATTGGATTACCAAGCCTTCAAATCTTATTTCTCTATTAAGAGAAACCTGGAATTTATCGAAGCCAAGATAAAAGATATGAAGGATAAAGAGTTCAGCGAACTAATAGTAGAGTTAGATAAGAAGATATCCAAAATCGTAAATAAGTACTTTGAACAATGATAACCTGGATAATCTTAGGCATTATATATGCCATATGTTTTATACCTGCACGGTTTATGACCAGAGTAATTACCTCATCCCACCCAATGAAAAGGGTGGGGTTCTTTTTCCTAACTATCTGGTTAATCATGCCTCTATTTCCGATATATTTACTAATCACATACTTTAAGAACTATGAACAGAGAAATAACGACGAAGAAGGTAGGTAGGCAAAAGAAGCTTACCAACCCATGCCCAGTAATTAAGGGAGAAGTACAGATAATGGTAGGAAGCCCAAAGTGTATTACCTGCCAATGGTTTGAAAGAAAATTAGAGAAGGATGGAAAAGCCTATGTACACTGCAATCGATTATAATTCCAAAGAGAATAAGGTAATCGAAGAAAGGATAAGAAATTACTATCTTCCAGTAAAGAATGTCCTTGAGACAGTTCGGGATAGAAGGATTAATATACCGAATTCTCCAAGAGGATTATGTGTTGACTTGATAGAGGTGAGTAGAACCATTAATATAGAGTTCAATCTTTCTAATGATGGTACATACTTATGGAGAGAGGTAATCAGACCCTGGTTTACTCCACAAAGATTTGGACTTACCCATGTATACTTTGGTTATTCCCATCACATAATCGAAAGTATTAAGGATGATACTCTTGATGTAAATGGCAGAATATATTTTAGGGTACCTATGAAAAGGTTAAAGGGATACAAATACCTGTTCCATACAGCATTTTGGTTTCCAGTATCTAAAGATTATAATGCTGAACGTATTAAAATACTAGAGTGTGCCCTGGAAGATTTAGAGAGAATTAAAAGAGAGGGAGAACCAAAGCTCCCTCCTATTACCGAAGATGAACCTATAATTTATTAAGTTATGGAAGATATTAACATCGGTAAGGATACTGTAATAGGTACAGTAATTACCAAGGGAGTAATAGAAGATGATATTAACTTGGGTAAGTTTACCCAAGAGGAAGAGGCAATCCTTAGACTTACTGAGGAAATTTGGAATAGGTTTTTGGCATTACCTATCAATCATCCGATGGAAATGGATGAGATAGCGATGAAGATACATGATATCCAGAGGATGATTATATCTAGGCCTGGATTTAGGATGAATCAAGAAATGTTTAGGCAATATGGTAACGGTAACTGTAATAAAGGATGATGGCAATAAGAGAATCCTAAGATGTTCTGAAGGTAATATGGTTTGGTATCGGTTATGGATTAATCCTGAGGATATGATGAGAATAGAACCATTATTAAAGGGAGGAGATAGGATTTGGATGGAAGAACTCGAGATGTATTATACTTTCTTCTATGAGATAAGAAATGGTAGAAGGGTCTTAGGGAAGAATAGGATTAAGGAGATATTAGATATCCTTTTATAGGATGAATGCCAGGGATGTTAGGTCTCTGGCTTCTTTGTGTGTGCATGTGTGGTTGTGGTGTCTTGGTATGCCTTTATCACGAAAGCCTAAAATTTCCTGGTACTAAAAGGGCCGAACGGTTACGTTAAAATTAACATTCAAAAATAAAAAGTAAGGGACAAACATTTATTTTGCTTTCCCTTACTTTTTATTTAGTTTATAAGTTCTTTAAAAAATCTTTTGTATCTTTTATGATTTGAATAGATACCCAAATTATACCAACAAATAAAAATACATTTAATAGCATGTCATTTGTTATTTGAAGTTTTTGACTATTTGCAAACCTTTTGTTAGAACTTCTTTTTTAGTGTCCTTTGTATTTTCGCTTGCAATAGAAGCAAAAGAAAAATCATTTACTTTGTAGACTTGCTTATAAAATTCTGTAAATGCAGAAACAAGTGTTTTTAGTTCATTTTGTTTCTTTTCTTCTTTCGCTTTGCAAATCGAATCAAGCAAAGAAAAAGTTGTGTTTCTTAATTTCTTTCGATACGCTTTCTTTTGCTTTTCGTTCAACTCTGCAAAAAGACTTTCAACGTAAATTTCGGTCTTTTTCCCTAAAGAAGTTTTTAAAAGTCCGTTAGTTTTTTCATTTAGACTTTTAAAAATACTATCAACTGATAATTTAATAGTGCTATTTGCTTTTGCTTGCGCTTTTGCTTTATTTGCACTAACTTTGTTTACTTTGTTGTTAGCAACTTCTTTTTCTACTACTACATTTTTTAATTCTTCCATAATAAAATTACATTTAGTTTTTAAGTTTATTTTATTATATCCTTTTCTCTATAAAACTAAATGATTTATAAGAAAAAGAGAAAAGGAATAAATTAATTTTATATTGTTTCAATATGTCAAGTATCGCTTTTTGATTACATTACAAAGATACGATTTATATTTTAATTAGCAAAATTTTCAGAGAATTTTCTTTTTAAAAATTGTTAATCAAAATTTTAAATATCTCTTTGCTTTTTCAACACTACAAAGATAAACATTTTATTTGTATCTACAAAACATTTATAGAAAAATTTTCGAGAAATATTTTAAAAATAATTTTTAATAATTTCGTATGAAAAATTTGCAAGTAGGTTTTAGGGGTTTGAAAGGTGGGCATGGTTGTGGGTAGGTAATATAGGTATATTGATGGATATAGGGAAGGGGTTGGTATAGGTACCACTTTAGAAATTTGGAGGCCCCATACAGTCCGGTAGGTATTATCTGTATATTACAATTACATAAAGGCCATTAGGTGACTAGCAGGCTTTTATACCAATGCCCAAGGCCATTCATGGAGTCTATAGAGTACTATGGCCTATAGGTCTGTAGTTAGGCCTATGGTAAGCCTTAGCAAGTCCCATGATGGCCTACATAGAAAGGCTTAAGAAAAAGCCCAGTACCTTAGATAGGCATGGGCTTAGGTGTAACATAGTTAGCGAGATTTGAATATAGCTATCAAGGCAACTATAGCAGGAGATAGCATAAAGAGTAAGGCAAGTATCATTGTAATATTGCCTTGTAAGGCCTGAGATAAAATATATAGAGCTCCCATAGCGATTAGCAGGAATAGATGTCGGTGATGATAAATGTATTGTTAACGTAGTTTACGATTGGTTCGCAGGTTTCATTGTTTTCGCAGAATACATTGTATAAGGCAGCCTGGATATATTCGATGTCGGCATCGGAATAGGTAGTGTCTGTAGTGAAGACCCAGGTATGAGTACCCTTATAATCGGTAACGGTAGAAGTAATCGAAGCAAGATATAACCGGTATACCTTAATAGAAGTCTTTTGAATGGCTTCTAGGATAGGTATGAGATATTCTGAGTAACCTTCTGGGTCATCGATAATGGAATCGTCATGGCCAGTAGAGATAACTACCATGTTAGAGGCCATAATGATTACCCCGTTATGGGTAATGGGTTGGTGATTACGATTGAGGATTTGGTTTGCATTAAATTGTACTGTTTTCATATCTTTATATTTTTAATTGTTTATAGTGCAAATATAATGCTTTTTATTTATTTATGCAAATCCTACTGAGGCCCATAATGGATAATGTACTATAGCTCTAATACTAATATTACGTATCTCTCTATCAGTACTCTCTCAAAAGAAGTATCTCTTCTAGCAATCTAAAATTTCTTTTTAACTAACTACAAGGGCCATTAATAACATACTTACTAGTTTTTAGGTACCTTGAATGGCCTAAAATTACCTCGGATTTATTAAATCCTGGGGCCCCAATCCTACAAAAAAGGTACCTAATTTTATATAAAAAGGTACCCCAAATTATTGCCTAATCCCAACCATTTCTATATAATATATTATATAATAGAGGGCCATTAGGGGTCTAGGATTTATCGGATTTAGGTACCCATATGGGCCTTAGTTGTGGGCCTTTTAGGCAATGGGTCATAATGACCAAAGGCTGTGAGACATATGTGTTAGATAGCTATAGAGTAGTGGTGTTGTAT